TAACTTATAACTTCTTTCAATTTCTCCTAGTTTCTTTACTGCTAAAGAAAGATTATACAATGCCCATTCTAATTCTGAACAAATTTCATTACCATATACAGTATAATCTATTTCATATAAACTCTTTAAATATTCCTCAGACAATTTAACTGCTGTTATATAATCTTTTTTAAATTGCGTTACTCTTATTTTCTCTCTTGATTTTTGATGTATTTTAAATATTTCTAAGTTTCCTAAACCATTGTAATCAATATTAATAGAATTACAATAATCTTTAATTTCTAAAAATGAATTTTCTATTTGCTCATCTATTTCAACATCTATAATATTATATTTAATTTTGAAACTAATTAATTTCTTAATACTCTTTAACATATAATCTAATTTTTCTTTCTGTGTAATACTTAATTCATTATTTTTACCTTCAATTTGTTTTACTATTGTTCTTATTACTAAATCCATGAGTTGACGTTTTGCAAATCCTACTTTTTTAAATAAATCTTTCTTACTTATTGTTTGTACTTGACCACATAACACTACAGATTCATGCAAGAGTCCACTTTCAGCTCCTATCGGTATATTTGTAATGTTGCTCTTTAAAGTGCTTGTCACAGGGCAAACATTAACCAAAGTAGTACTATTATTAGATTTCTTACAACTTATAATTAATACTGGATGAATACCTTTTAAAACGTTTCCTTCATCTCCTGATAAATTAGCCATCCATATGTCAGATCTTCTTATTATAATTTCACTCATTATTCGCACCTCCTTTTTATTGTTAAGTTAAGAATAGCACACATTTGCTACTCTCTTTTTATATTAGAATCTTTCTGTACTATCTGTTATAAGCTCTCTAGCTACGTTTCTATGCATCTTAATTATTGTGCTATGGTCATTGCCTTTTGCATCTATGTCAATATCTATGCTTAGTGTAAACTCGTCTGGCTCATCATCTATACGATTAAGTATTGCATAATGTTGATATTGTTTATTTGCGCCTAACTTCTTAAAATTACTCTCATAGTTTGTAGCAGTTAAAAAATCTATTATCATAGTTTCATATCCTCCCCAGGATATACCCCCAACTTTAATAATTTAAATGAAGCCAGAGGTAATTTATTTTTTATTCTTCCTATTCCTCGACTTCTTGTTCTTCTTGAATTTCTATTAATTTCTTATTAGCTTTTCTTCTTTTTTCCTCTTCCATCATAGCTATAAATCCTACGTCCATTTCCATATAATCACTTCCTTTAATTTGTTTGTAAATTATTACAGACGTGTTGAAATTATAAGATATTGCTTTATATATCCCATATTATACAATATACGTTTTAATTAAATAATAGTTTCAATTAAAGTAAATAAAATACTTATAATTTAACAACCCTCTATAATTTCTAGAGTAAGTTTTTAAATACTATAAAATCGTGTTTTTATTGGATATTTTAAATTAAATCATTTCTATTTCCTTTTAATATTTCCATTGCTAATTTAATTTGAGAAGTTTTTTCTTGATCCATATTAAAACATAATGTGTCTTCTTGGTATAATGCTTCTTCTAGTTCATGAATTGCATTGTTAATTCTCGTTCCACTTTCTATATGGGCAATTACTGGATGCCACATTTAATACACCTCTTTCAGATTATTATAATTTATTATATAGTCAATTTGCTTTAGTATAAATTTATCATTTAAATATTTACTTCTTTCCTTTTTAAGAATCTTTTTTAAGTCATGTTTCTTTTTATCCGATGGAATAGCTTCAATTATCTTAGCAGAGCATAACCATTTTATCTTATCTACTAATATACTATCCTTAAATTCTTCCTCGGTAATATCTTTATAATCATTCATTTAATTACACCTCTTTTATTATTTTGCTTCTATGACAAAAACTTTGCTGTCAATATCTTTGTCTATAATTATTTTGTCAAGTCCTAGAGCTTTTAATACGTTTGTAAATTCTTCAAGTTCTGTATTATCTATTCTACATATTCCATAAAAAATGAAAGTACAAAGACTACCATAACATTTCTCTTTAGCATAATATAATTTCCTAGTTGATAAATTCTCCATGAATAAACCTCCATAATAAATTATTATTACATTGTTAATGAATTATCGTCCCACCATTCCAGAGTTGATTCTTCTACTTCACATAATTTTATAAAAAATTCTTTTACAGACATACTGCTATTATGTTTCATTGTAGTGTATTTGTTAAGCTTTTTTAGTTTCCTGTTTTTTCTTTTCATTTATTCACATCCTTAAAGTATTGTTTAGTTATTATGTATTATAACAAGCTTATAACGTCCCAGGATGATTTGAATTACTTCTTAGGGATAATTACAAGCTTGTTATTAATTAAGCTCTTAGACTCTACTAGAATTAGGTTTTTATTTTGTTACATACCATGCTACAAATTTATTCTCTTTTCCGTCTTGACTACTCCAAGGAGTATAATGTGCCTTGTGATATTTTTTAATATAACTATTCAAATTTTCAATATCACAAAATCTTTTTGCTTGTTCTTCCATATCAAAGAATTCAAATGTGCTTTTATATCTTTGTGCCATAATTATATATTCCTCCTAAAATTTTAATAGAATCTTTATTTTATGCTATTATCTTAATCTTTCTATAGTGAAGTTAATTCCATTACCGTAACCATTAAATTTAATAGAAGTTCCTGGAATTAATTTATTAATTGAATTTCCTAAAATTCTTTTAGCTTCTGTTAATGTTAAATTTTCAGGAGATGTAAAACCAATTAAATTGAATTTTCTATTCATTACTAAATTCCTCCTAGAATAAAGTTTTTACAATAATTATATTGATCTGCAAATACTACTTTATAATTCTTATTGTTTATAGCTGCATTATATATGCTTTGTACTTCTTTCATTGTTTCCATAATAGCGGGTACTTCAATTATAAGGCTATTATCTAACTGATATATATTACATAGCTTAGAGTCTTTTAAGGCCTTAATACCTTTTAAATTCTTATTTACTAACATGTGCCAGTGTGCCTCTTTACTATTAAAACTATTACATAATACATTTATCATTATTTACACATCCTTTTTATTAATAGCATTTAAATGCTTTACATAGCACACTAATATTATTATTATTTATTTGTTAATGTGCTAGTTAAAAAATTTCTTATGCTACATTATTTATTATATATGACAAGTGAGTTTTAGCTTCTTTTAATGTTTTTATAGTTCTTGTAGTTACATTTAATTCATTCCCTAATTTATTGTATATTCTCCAGTATCCCCAATTTTTAAATAAGAAATACTCTTCATTGTAGCTATATCCTTTTATTTCACTTCTTGGATTACTAAATATATTTTCTACAGCACTTGGATCAAATTCTCTACTAATTTTAGTCAGCAATACTTCAGTAACATTTTTTAAAGTCTCTTCTATTTCAATTTTTACAATTTGTGCGTTCTCATGTTTAATTTGATATTTAAAGTTTTTAATCTTTGCATTGTATTCATCTATTAATATTGATAATTGATGTTGCATATTAGAAAGTTGATCTTGTTTCTTATTATATCTACTTACATTCATATTTCCACGCCCTGTTACCATCCATGAAGGATTATTACCCTTTTGAGTTAATACTTTTATATATTGATTACTATAATTTTTCTTGAAGCTCTGGAGAATAGTTTTAGCTTTATATTCTATATAATTATTACATCCTAAATTCTTTAATTCTGCTATATCATTGTTAGCACTTTGTAGTAGTTCTTGTAGCTGATGTTGATGATCTATAGGTGTATTTCTAAAAAATGCATTACTATTTTCATTATCACTTAATTGCTTTGATACTAAATATGACTCTATATCATTTATATCTATTTCAGGATATGTTGCATTTGATTTTTCTATTTGCTCTTCCTGTTTAATTATCTTATTTTCTGCTACTTCTTCATGAGTTAATATTTCCCCATTGCATCCACCATTTACAAAACCTAATTTTTCAGCAAAATTAATTATTTTATAATGGCCACTTTTAGTTCTACTTACCCACGCTTGAGATTTTCCAGAAAATAAGCATATACTTTTTAATTCTGCTTTAGTAACTCCGTCTAGTGCTGCGTATTCTTCTTTACTAAAATGTAATTCAATTCTTGAAGTTTCATTATTTAATACATATTCTTTATTCATTATTAAAACCACCTTTTTAATTTTAACAATATATTTAATATTGCTTTACATTGCACACTAGAATTATTATTAAGTTCTTAATGTGCAAGTTAAAACATTTAAATATTTATAAGTTCATGCTCATAACAAGTTATAATCATATTTTGTGCATCACAGTAACCTAATCCATAGATAGATAATTTTTTTATAACGTCTTCAAAATCACTTGTATTGACTCTTTTAGCTCTTTTAATTCTTTCTATTCCTAATTTAATCCAGCCTAATTTCTCAGATTCTCTTTGTTCTTTGTAGTCTATTTCAACCCCTAAATATTTACGATGTTTTAATTCTTTCATGCAGTCATTAACTGATTTATAACCCATTTCATAAACTGTAGTTTTATAATCTGTAAATGTATACCCTATATTTTTATCCTGGAAATATGAATTAAATTCTCCAGTTTCTAAATTAAAGATCCTTATTTCATTATAATTATTTGCTTCTTGTTTAAATGCTTTTATCATTATTAATCAGCCACCTTTTTATTAAATTATTATATAATTATTATACACTAATTTTCTTTAAATATACAAGTATTATTTAGTTGTTAATAAATAAATTTTGTGTCTTTAGTAACATTTTATCTAATATGTTTAATTCAATTTGTTTCATCGTGTCTATTTTAGTCTCCTGGTTTATTTTGTCAACCTCTTTATTAAATGTGTTAATAGATTTTTTAATTAAATTTATCATTGTTTAACGCTCCTTTAAGATTATTTTAATATGTTAGGTAGTAATATACATAAAATGATATATGCTGTTGCTAAGCTTGTAATGGATGCTATTAATTCAAAGTAAAAAGATTTTATTAATTTATTCACTGTGTGTGCTCCTTTAGTTTATTATTGAATTGTTATATAAATTCATAGTATGGTGCTTTAATTGTGTTAACTGTTCTCATAATATCGTTCCATGTTGTTTTTCTTCCCTCTTTACTTATAATTATTCTCATACGCATACTAATTGAAAATCTTGGCTTTATTCTTTTATCTGTTTTACAGTAATATAATCCACTGTAATCTCTTGTATCACTTTCCTCAATATTTACATTATTTAATAGTAATAATTTTTCTTTCAATTCTATTAACATATTATCTAGTTGTGTAATTCTTATTTGTTTATCCTCTTCTTTAATTTCTGGAACGTCTTCACCTAAACACCATTCAAATCTTAATCTTTTCATTTATTACACGCTCCTTTTTATATTTATTATTTGTCTAATAAAAGGTTACTTTTATATGGTTATTAATTCTTCTTTAAATATTGTGTACTCACTACCGTCATGAGTCTCTATTTCATATGTGTTATCATATTCTACTAATATTTTAATCTCTGTGTTATTGTACTTGTTTAAGTCTATCTCATAGCTATTATTACTATTTATATTCTTTAAATTTAATATACCTCTCATTATTAATACAACTCCTCATATTTTATTATTATTTGTATCTTATAAAAGAATGTTTTTATATTAGTGTTAATAATTTTTATATACTCTATATTTAGGACTATCTTTAAAAGATCCTCTTGATAAAATTATAGCTTGTTTGTTTGCATCCTCTTCATTTTCATAATATTTATTGAATCTTAAACCATTAATACAATAATCATCATGTGACATAACATATTCTTTACTCTTTATAACAACAACTTTTATTTCTCCTATTGCTTCAATCCCAACAAAATATAATTCTTTTAACATTATATACAACTCCCATCTAAGTTAATATTATTCATGATACTTATATAGTGTGGCTCTTTATAGTCTCTTATAGCTTGCTTAATCATTGTTATATGTGATTCTATATTTGTTATGGCTCTATCAGTGAATAGAAGTCTATTTCTTTCTATATTTACACGTATTAAATATATATCGTCTTGAGAATTTCTAAAAGATTCTTGAAGTATATCTATAGTTTTATTTCTTAAAGCCGATTCTTTTATATTTTGTTGCAAGTCTAATAGGTTGCTTTTTAATTCGATGTTTAATCCTTTTAATGTAGAATTTTTATACATGATATACAACTCCTCTTTATAATATTATTAGCTTTTAAAAGCTTTATTAAGAGTATAATTTATGTTGTCTTATACTCTTTAAAAACTTTTTAAATTATTATTCAATAGTCAAATTAATTTCTCTTTGTCCGTCCCATATAGTGCATTTATTTTGATAGAATCTAAAGTCTAAAGATACTTTATTGTTATAACCATAATTTTCACATACAATTTTATTATTTCTCATATCAAGTCTAATTTTCTCCAGTGGTATACTAATATTAGTTATTACCTTAATTTTATCTTGAGTATATTGTATACATAATTCTCTTTGTTCCTTTTTAGTCATCTTGTCATTGTCTCTAGCCTCTTCATAGAATCTTAAGTATTGTTTAAGTTCTCTTAATTCATTTATCATTTATGCTACCTCCAATTGACTAATTAAATAATCTTTAATTTCTATTCTATTACCATCTACATTAACGAATTCTAAAGCTAGTATTATACCTTGTATTTCCATACCATATTCACTAATAACATTGATTATATTTAAATTAGTATCTTTATTAACTGACAAGTAAACGTCTTTAAATATTTCTAAGTACTCAGTTTTAACCATTAATAATCTTAATTCTTTAGTTTTTAATACTGTGTATGATTCTTTGTTATAATTACAAGTTATACCACTATTTAATAAAGCTTCACTATCACTATAAGTTGAGGATAGTTTATTAAATATATCCATTATTTTATCATCTTTAACACAGTTATGATTACACATAAAATTATCATCTAAGTGGCTAAAGTAGCCTTGTAAAAATTTTAGTAAACTTGAGATCTTTTTATCACTACCATTATTTTTAAATAATAATTGATTCTTTACAGAATAGTATTTATTAATCATCATGTCGGTATCTTGAATTCTTATGTCGTGTTTTCTTATTAGTGATTGAATATTAGATATCTTTAACATATTATTTTTACCACCTTTTTAATCTTAGTAATATTTAATATTACTTTATAAAACACACTAATTATTATTTAATTGTTGTAGTGTGCTTTAAAAATATTTAAATATTTAATTTGTTCTATAGATATAATAATTTCCTTGTTCTTGTTCTTCTCCATCATAAGATGATATAAAATGTCCTCTACCGTCACACATAATTGCATCTTTTATAAAGTCATTTATTCTTATTATACTTTTTATTGAGTCGTTACCATCTTCATATTTTTCTTGAGCAATATCAATTATGTTTTCTACTATTTCCTCATCCATATTATTAAATCTTGAATTTAAATTACTCATTATAAAATTTTTATTAAATGCCCATAAAGATTCTTTTATATAGTTCTTAGCTTGTTTCGTAGCTTCTAAATCAGTTAATACCATATATTCACCATTACCACATATAAATGTATTGTTGTCATATTCTATAGTTTTTATATCCTCTTTTTCTACCTCTAAAAATAATTTTAATGCATTGATTCTTTTATAATTTATATTTGTATTTGTCATTATTAATACACATCCTTTTTATTTTATTATTATAATTTAAAAAATCAAGGTACAATTTATATATACCCTCATTTTAATAATTATTATGTAATTGTTTAAAGTGATCTATATTAGTTATAAATCACTTTATATTATCATTCACTATTATGATATTTTAACATTGTATTCACTCCTATTTATTATTATTTTTTCTCATTATAATTTTTATATCTAATATGTCTGATACTTCTTTAAAGTTTATCAATTTTTCTAATATTGTTTTTTTAGTTATTTTACTTGTCATTTAATACACATCCTTTTAATTCTTAGCTTAATAAAAGCTTTATTGAGGATATAAGAATTATATATCGTTTATATCCTCTAAAAACTTTTTATAATTGATTATCTTGTCTTATATATTTTATTTTCTTAGTTTGAAATATTAATCCATCTTCATTCTCTATTGTATATATTTTTAACTCTTCATCTAATATAATAGATTCTATTTCATTTGCTTGTAGTATTATAAAATCATTATTGAATAAATTATCGTTAAATTCTATAGCCTTAATATTATTTAATTTTATTGTTTTCATAATTTTATAACTCTTCTACTATATTTTTTAATCTTAATTGATAATTAATATATAATGAAGTATTTTCTTTACATTCTGTTTTACTTTCATCAATCCATATTGGGAATACCTCTTCTATTAAATATTCAATATAGTGTTTCATAGTTTCATATATTTCTAGTTCATCTTCAATATTCTCTAATAAATCACCCTTAAAATCTATTTCCCATTCATTGCAAATTGTTTGTAAATTATCAGATATTACTAATTCAAGGTTTATGAAATCCTCTAATAAACATATTCTATCATCCATAGCATTTTCTATTATTTCCATTTTATTCTCTTCATTTTCTAACTCTTCACAGTTTAATAGTAAAGTCCTAATTTGTTGTTGCTCATTTACTGATAACATTGATATAAATTTACTTGTATTTTTCATTAATAACACTCCTTTTTAATTTGCTATTTTATAGCTTATATTTTGATGAATATTAACATTTGTTTTTAAATTGCATTTGTAAAGAGAATATAATTTTAATATCAAGATATAATTTTAATATCAAGATATAATTTATTATATCCTCATTTTTAAAATTATGTAATGAATAATTATATAAAACTGATTAAGCATATATCGTAAATAAATTTTAACTTTTAAGCTTTATTGTTTTTCTCACAAGTGGTCACAAACAATAAAGAGTCAAATTTTTTACTAATGATTTAATCAGTTTTATAATAAAAGTAACATATTTATTAAAGTTTGCACGTATGCATTTTATAATTTTTTAATGTTACAAATTTTTATTATTCTATTCTAAAATTCTATTTTTTAAAACATTATTCATTTTTAAATTATTATTAAGTTATTTAAAATATGAGTTGACTAATGATATTTAACTAACATTAGTTTCATAATAATTGGTGTAGTTTCATTTATACTCTATAATGTGCATATAGTTTAATAGTATAAAGAATTGACACTCACAATTTAACTTATTCAATTACACTTATGACTTAAGGTCATCACCTACATGAATATATGTTATCATGTTTACAGTTACAATATGATACTTTATTACCTACTATTAGTATATGCAATTATTATTCATTTGATACCATATACTAAAAATAAATATTATTTAGTTGTTTAAGTAGTGTATATGTCGTATGTCCTTGTTGTTAATACCATTATATCATGGTTATTATATAGTTGTCAACTATTAAATGATATTTATTTAATTATTTTTAATATATTTTAGTTGTTATTATGGTTATATTACATTAATATATAGTGTTATTTATTAGCTTATTACATGATATTATAATGTAGTGGTTTAATAGAGTCATATAAGCATTATAATATGATTAGGTAATAGTATAAAGGCTATATGCTTAAAGTGTGCTTAAATGAATGATTAGACACTATGTATTTTTATATATTAGTTATTTTGTATGATAATAGAGTTATATTTATTAGATATGTTAATGTAGCTAAGATTAATATATGTAAAGGAATAGAGTCATTAGTTAATATATTAGGTTGATATACTGAATTAGGTTGGTAGTGTGAATTGGGTATATATCATTAGGTATATATATAATATTGGGTTATTAGTAGTGATTAGGTGTGATATATGATAAAAAATTTTTTATAGGTGTTTTCCTGGAAAATTGATAGTATCATTTAGATACCATGTTACTTTAATAATACCTAGTATAAATTTGCATACTTGAATATGTTGGATCAACATTATAGTGGTATACTTTTAGTACCTATGCTACTTATTGTATACTTAGTATTATTATGATAGTATATCACTTTATTGTTACTTAGTGTGATTATATATAATAGTGTATTGGTTATACTATACATATACAATAGATACAGTTAGTCAATATTGAAAATTGCATTCTTCTATAAAACGAATATTCTCATTATGAGAATGACAAATATTTGATACTTTTATAAATCAGTAAAACATAAGTATTTCCTATTAATTGACAATTATTATTGATTATATTACCATAATAGGTAAAGATACAATTAAATATGTATTTAATAGCATGTTTTTATGTAATATAGTTCAATCCTTGACACTGTAAAGGCTAACAATACATCAATAAATGATAGAATAAAGCTATAAGCCATTAAAATTACAAGGATCATGTACCCCCGGATGTATTACGTTTGCTTGGCTGCGAGGTTCGGCACAAAAGGCCGTGCCTGACATACTCCCGTGGGTAAAGGTAAAATTGATACTTATTACAGTACTTTTCATTAATAAATTATAGCACATTTTGCCCTAAATTTCAACCGTAAATAACACGACTAACTCGCCTATTTCCAACACTTTATATATGATGTTTTTTACTTATTCAAAAATTACCCTTATTTGTACCTAAAATATGCAATCCTCGTAACCGTCACTCGTAATAGAAACTACCCCTCTCCGTAACGTATACTATAAACTCCTACAGCATTCACTAATTTTATACCACTAATTATACCTAGTTAATAAAATTGTCTCTGTATCACTCTAATAATTAACTTAAACTAATACAGGGGGAGTACTTTCTGGTTAGAATAATATTCTCTACTATTGTACCCTACCCTCCTGTAAAATAAAGTATAGCTATTTCCATAATAATGCTTTACAACTAAATAATAACATGATATGATATAGATAACAATTAAATAATAATTTTATAAAGGAGGAATTTATGAAATGACAAGAATAAAAGTAGAAAGGGTTGGAGAACTAAACAATAATAGTTTAGGATCTGAAATGGAAATAATCAGATATGGAGGAGTTTGTGATATAACTGTTAAATTTGAGAATGGATATACTGTGAATAGTTTTTATAGTGTATTTAAAAAAGGTGAAATTAGCAACCCATATGATATAACTGAATGTGGAGTTGGATATCATGGTGAAGGAAAGTATAAAACTAAAGAACATTATTTACATTCAAAGCAATACTCTATATGGAGGGGTATGTTATCCAGATGTTATGATGAGAAAATTCAAAAGAAATATCCTAGCTATATTGGATGTACAGTGGATTCCAAATGGCATAACTATCAAGTCTTTGCAGAGTGGTATGACAACAATTTTTATCAAGTTAATAATGAACAAATGCATTTAGATAAGGATTTATTATTTAAAGGAAATAAGATATATTCACCATTAACTTGTGTGTTTGCTCCAAGAAGAATAAATACACTAATACTAAACAGAGATGCTAAACGAGGAGAATACCCTATAGGAGTATCGGCTATAATAAGAGAACATAGAAAAATTAGATATGTTGCATATTGTAGAACTGGACTAGGTAAGAGAATTAAAATAGGACAATACAAAACTCCTGAAGAAGCATTTTATAAATATAAAGATTTTAAAGAGTCCTTAATCAAATCTGTGGCAGAAGAATATAAATATTCTATTCCAGAAAAACTCTACAATGCTCTTATTGATTACAAAGTAGAAATTACAGACTAATCAACAACTAAATAATAACTTTCTAAGGTAGATTAATTTCTATCTTATTTTTTTTATATTTGGCATTAGGCGAACGTCGCCTGAGTTCTACAAGAGTTACTAAATTACCATATTCAATTCTCTCCCAATCTTACCTAAACTCATTATATTCTCAACAATTCTCCCCTATTATATCCTCATATTCCCTATAACTCATTCAATCTCATTTACCTTAAATTTTAACAATTCTTCTACACAAATAAAAATGTGTACTTATTTTGTTAATCTTTTATAAGCTCAATCTGATCAACATCATTATTATCTTTATTTTCTATAAGTTCTACCTTAATAGCTTCTACAATTAACTCTCTCATCTCATCTGGAATAACTTCTTTGTTATCTATTAAACCTTCCTCATATAATTTATCAACTAGTTTTACTGTAAATTCATGTATCTCTTTAGCACTATTAATTTTATCACTCATTAATATCACCTCTTTCAAGGTTAGTATAAACCTATTCTATAATAATTACAAACTTGTAACCCTTCTACCACATTCTCCATAATATACATCAAGAAGTAATAAAAAGGAGCATAAATAATGTCAATCATGGGAGTAGATTTGGGTAATTATTCTACAAAGACATCAGAAAGTATCAATATTCTATCTAAATGCTCAAGACAGAGCAATATCTTAAATAACTCTACAACTTTACAAACATCTTCAGGAACTTTCTATATTGAAGAAGGAGAATTTGATACGGAATATAGAAAAGTTAAAAAAGAATATATTAAAGAATTATTTTATACATCAATATTACTTTCTACAAATGATATAGCAAATTCTATAGTAATAGGACTCCCCTTATCACAATTCAGAGAAGATAAAGATAATCTAAAACAACTTCTCCTAAAAGATAGAATACAAATAATAAATCTCAATGGTAAAGAAAGAAAACTTATCCTGGAAGATATAGAAGTATATCCGGAGGGAGTGGGGGCATTAATTGGAACAGAATTCAATGGAGTAATCGTGGATATAGGTGGTCGTACCACTGACGTATCTATCCTAGAGAATAATAAAGTTAAGAAACCATATTCCATATCTACAGGAACTCTTAATCTTTATTCAGACTTTATAAAATCTATCAACAGTAAATATTCCCTAGATCTTAAATCAGAAGATGCTGCTAGAATTTTACAATATGGATTAAAAATATATGGAGAACAGAAAGAAATCTCATTTGCATTAGATGTTTTCAAGGCTTATATAGATTCAATAGTCAGAGAACTTCAAGTATCCTACAGCATAAAGACACTTGACATTATGTTAGTAGGGGGAGGATCAGAGCTCTTGTATAAAGCTTTTAAGAATAGGATACCTCAAGCTCAATTAATTCCTAACTCTATTTTTGCAAATGCCGAAGGATTTAAGAAATGGGGGCTAAGTTTATGGCAATAAAAGTAAGTGTATCATTCAAGGATACCGAACAAGAAATGTTAAATCATGTTAACTCTCAATTAAGTATTTCAATTTATATAAAAGGATTAATTCAAAAGGATATGCAAAATAAAATTATTCCAGAAAAGAAACAAAGTAACAATTATAGCGTAGATTTCTCAGAAGTTTAGCTTAGGCTGGACTTCTTTTTTTACCATAATATAATTATATATGTATATTATCCCAATTATATTACTTGTCCAATCATGAGAAATCAACCGCCACCAAGAAGGTCAATGTTCGGTATCCACCTCACGACCTACTATACGATTTCTACGATTGGCTATATAACTCAATCTAGACTATGGTATGTGTGGTACTGTGGTATCAGAGTTAAGTCTCAACGGCCATATCTACGGTCACACTCTATAGTATTCTATAAAATATACCATAATCCCGATCTAACCTCATAACTTCAACTCTAAATATCTCATATCATATTAACCTTATTTAAAGCCTGTTTTAAGCTATCATACTCTATCCAATACAATTATACCTAATTACTATTTGCATTGCTCTGTGGCTCTATTAGAAGGCTAGAATAATGTCATAATCATATTATATCACTACAAATAAAAAGAGCAGTATCTCTACCACTCTAGTTTAACCTATTCTATTGATTTTATACTAATTATCCTACCATCCAGCTTGCAACTTTTCCCATTCCTTTACCTGCTAATATCATTATTACAAATTCTTTTCCCAGGAAACCAGCAGCAAACATTCCTAATACAATTGCAATACTAATCGTTCCATTTATCTTGCTTAATTTCTCTTGTTTTAAATCCCACATCATTTTAACATATCCTAAATCTGTAGCTGGATAACATTTATCCTCTTTTTTCTGAAATAGCTTAGGAAGTTTTATAACTGCAATCATATTTATCTCTCCTACTTAATTAATGTGTTTTTTATAGATTCAATTAATTCAGGTACAATTCCTTTTGTAGTTCCGGTTCCACCTACTCCATCAAAACTAGATGTTGTTACTTTTTTAAGTAATACTGCAACCTGTTGAACAGTTAAAGCAGATCCGCCTAGATTTACTAAAGTAGCATTATCTAAATCTCCTGTTTTCTTAACCAATATCTTAGCTATAACTGTTGCTGCAAACATAATACCTATATTCGTGTACTGCTCCTTATATGCCACCAAATGAGCCATTAATAGTCCATACAATATAATACTCATATTATTTACTCAATTTCTTTATTTCTAATAGAGCTTTACCTACACACGTTACTACAGTTGTAATTAACATTGTTGATACTACAGTTCCTACATGGCCAGCCTCTTCTATTTTACCCATTTTACCTAATATCTTCTCAGTTAAAGCTCCACCTACTGTTAAAGCTGCCATTGATACGATTAAAGTTAAAGATATTGCCATATAATTTGCCTCCTCATATTTTAATTTGTATAAGGAGTTTCCTATACTTTCCTTAAGACACTATTCCAATTAATGTTTTAAAGAAAGTATAGGATTTTATCCCTATACATGTGAAACGTTTTTAAATCTATATTTTATCATGTCAGATTCTAAATTATCCATTCTTCTTTCTATTTTTCTAATATTTAATTCTGTTCTATTGAATGCTTCTGTATTTTGAACATATCCGTCAAATAAAGAATCTAATTTGTCATTTACTCCACTTTCAAATCTTGCTTGATTCTGTTTAATTTCCTTAAACTCTTGCTTATTATCTGAAAATCCTTGTTTCATTTCTCCATACATTTTTTCCATTAATTCAAATAATTTATCATTTTCCATCATTACAGCTCCTTTGATTTTAGTCATCTTAAGTTTATTTTATCATAAATTTATATCCTTTAGAATGCTTTTTAGAAATAATCTGCATATCTTGATTTTTCACCATTCATAATATAATCTGTTGCTCTTACTATGTCATTTGCTGTAAATGAACCTAATGTATCTTCTAATAATTCTAATATAACTTTTGCTTGTTCAATTGTAATATCATAATCATAATCTTTAGTGTAATTTATTAATTTTGTTGGTGTTAGGTATTTCATGTTATTCCTCCTTAGTTTTTAATCCTTATATTTTCTTATTATCGTTAAATTATCACTTGGAATTATTTCTAATATAGTCTCTTCAAGATTATTTTTTATATAATCTTCAATCATATCATTAGGTATATAACATCTTACTTCGCTAAATTCTAAATCAATTAATAAGTGTTCATTTTCATCTTCATCATTATTTACAATATTATCAATAAGCAAATAATGTTTAACTATTCCACTTTTGCATTGTGTTATTACAATGTCTCCAATTTCTAATTCTCTTTCATTTTCGGTTCTTCTTAAATCAATTTTCATATTAATCCTCTCCTTAGTATTTTATTTAAGTAGAAAGAGCCGGAGCTCAATCCACTATTTAGCTTTCTTAAGTTTATATTCAGTAAAATCAATTACACTTTCATCCTTAACTTCTGCAATTACTTCCTGATGTACTTCTTTCTTAGTAATTGCAGTTAATTTAGTAAATACATACTTAAAAATTAAGTAAATCATTTGTATAAAACTTGTAATTATTATAACTGGAAGTTTAACCTCATGTTTGAACGATTTAGTTACTTTCCTAGGACTAACATTTTTGATCTTCAAACCTTTTGCAAATAGTAATTTAGATAATTTCATAATTTTCCTCCTTTGTGTAAATATTTAGTATACTTTTGAGATTATAAATACCTTTGTGAAATTTTTATCCACTCTAATATTTATTAACTGTAAAATCATATTTAATAAAGTATTTCTAAATATCCTTGTCTAAACTAAAAGATAAATTCTAACTTTCTATAATAATCCCTCCTATTTATTATAAAATAAATACCAAGTAGTATAGTCTACTATGACTGGACTTGCCTAGCATCTACTCTATAATAAATAAGAGAACTATTATAGAAAGTAGAATCATCTTTAGTTTATCAGGCAATTAGAAAGTTTATTAAATACTATTACAATTTTTAAATATCTAGTAAATAAAATTGTACTTTTGTGTTATAGCTGTGCGAGAGCTATGTACCTAGCAACTATTTCTAGTTACCAGATTATAGTTTTAAGATTTGTTCTATGTGTTACTTTATACTATGAGGTATTACCCTAAAGTGTTACTATTATTTATAAGAATACTCTAGTAAAATTATTTAGTTGAAAATCTAGTTGTATTACCTTAACTTCTTCATTTACAAAGACTTCGTTTTTATGCTGCACATCATCAATTATTATCAATCTGGGGAATACATTTATACCCTTTCCACTAAGTTGTCTATATAGGTTACTATTTAACTCATGCGCTTCGCCGGAATCAAATATTGCAATGTACTTATCAATTTCTACAGATTTTGTACGGACTACTTCTACGATATCAAATAATACTCTATCTCCAAGTGTATACATACAATAAGCATCAGATTTATATTTCTTATTTATCCAAGGCTGCTCCTGTTTAAAATAATTTATAGTAGCTCCATTCTTAATTAGATTTGATAGATAATCTAAGGCTAATATCCCATGATACGTTGGTTGTTTAGTCATATAATATACATTTTTATTAGTAAATTTCTCTTTGAATACACTTAATTTAGAATACTTAACCATTTTAGATAAATGCAACCTACTCATTTCATATCCCCTACCCTGTCTGTTGTAAAACATATTCTGACACTGAGTTATAGATATGGAACCGTATAGTTCTACAAATAATAATATTTCTCTATCTTCGTTTGTTAAAAATAATTTGCAAGTCATTTACCTTCACTCCTTAATATCTATTTTTGGTATTACAGGATTATATGGCACAAAATTAGGTATTAATGCAATATTTCTAATAAGATTTTTCTCACCACATGTTGATTTAGTAGGATCAACTCTGTCAAAGGCTAATGTCGGTATAATTTTAGATTGTTGAATTATTGTTGGTTTAATGTCGGTTACATTTTCACATTCTACATCAACAATAGTTTCTTCTTCAGGCGGGGTATATTCAGAATTAGGATTTATTATAGGTTCATCTTCCACCGGGGGTGTTACTGGAGTGGTTTTCTTATTCTCTGGAATTGGTGCTGTACCTAAGTCTTTAGTTGATTTAATGGATCCCTCTTCAATATTAAGGTTTTGTATTTCTGGAACAGCATTAAGTTTTTCTAAATCTTTGAACAAATCCCTGTGTTTTACTTGTACTGATGACTCAATAAACATTCTAATTCTATTGGTTAAATTTGAAGTATATAAAAATCCATTACTATCACTACTTCCATAAAAAGCTTTCCTTGGAGGTAATTTATGAGAATGTTTGGCTAATTCATCGCCTAATACAATTGCACAACATGTTAAATCGTCAAATCCAAAACACAATCTCACAGAGCTCTGATTTTTTATGAAGATCGGCATTAAAGCGGCTGAAGGCTTCTGGTGCAAAATTATATAATTCACACCTAAAGATCCTCCGAACTGTCCTATTTGCTGAACACATTTAAGTATTCTAGCTTTAAGTCTTTTCATATCCTTATCATCAATAGATGTATCTGGCATAAGCTCTATAAATTCGTCTATTACAACTACAATATAAGGAATTTGATTGCCCGGATGTGATAAATTATAATGGAATATATTATCCTTGCTTTCACCTTTACTTACCATTAATTCAAATAATTCTACCCTTCTATCCATTTCCTCTTTTATATGGTCAAGAGCTATCAATATCTTTTGAAATGAGTCTGCATAACAATATACTTGCTTACAATCTCTATATTTAATTAAATCATTCCTAGCACATTGCAGCATATAGAACATAATTTCTTTTTCATCGCAGCTATTTATCCAAGACACTATTGCATGGTCTACTGCTCCGTTTTTACCCCTTCTCTGTTGGCCAGCTAATAATATCTGTGGCATTTTATTTAAATCAAATATTAATGGATCCCCTTTAATAGAATATCCAGGAAAGAACTCCCAAGGCCTAACCTTTACAGGAGTAAATATCCAATTGTTTATTTGAACTTTCTCAGGATGTATAAACGTGGCCATTGCAAATTGTCTATGTTCAGGAATGTCATATAAAAATTGACATTTGCATCCTGTTTCAAGTAATGGTGTATATTTTTCTAAATCATCCAATACCATTCCAAAAGGAGCGTATATACGACATGTAATTCCAAAATCATGAGATTTTAAACTGTGTAGGGTAAATCCTATCTGATCTTTATTATAAATTTCATTAGCTCCGAATGTATTCATAAAATTGTTTACCAATTCTTTTATATCTCTTAAATCTTGTTTATGTTTTTCTTCTATGGCATTTTTATCTACAAATACTTCTGGCGCAATTGATTGGATTGCCTGTAATGCTAATTCTGTTTTATATTTAGCTTTTGGAATAGTCAACATTTTATTTCACCTCTCTATAAAGTAGTTTTTGATTGATCATTTAAGGATTGACCTATTTTTTTATGTCTAATTGTAAATTTACTATAATTGTAATAATTTAATTTCTCAGAATTACCACTTCTCTTTTTTAGTAGTATCCTTATTGCGCTTGCACCTATTGTAATTCCTATAATTATCAATACATCCATTTAATCAACTCCAATTTATATTTTAATACATAGTATGGAATAATACCTCGAAGTGTTACCACAAATTATTAAGAATAATAAATAAATATTTAGACATAATATATGCTGAGGTGATTTTATGAGTAGACGATACAGTAGCGTACATTTATTTAGTAGAAATGAGAAAAGAGTCTTTTATGAAGTAATTAATATAGTAAAAACTCTTGTTAATATAATAGTAGCAATATTAAAAGCAATTCCTGAGATAATTAATTATATAAAGAAAATGATAAAGATGAATAAGTCATTAAAAGGATTAGGCTATACTTATCCAGAACTTATGAATATAATAAATAAAGTTACTCCAAGACAATTTGAAATATTATGCGCTGGATTATTCCAAAGTACAGGGAAATATACTAAAGTAGAAATTACTGCTGCAACGTGTGATTATGGAAGAGATATTATTTTAACATCTAAAATTAATGGATTTGAAGAAATTACTTTTGTGGAAGTTAAGCATTATGCTAAAAATAATATGATAGGCCGAGAAATATGTCAAAAACTCTTAGGATCGTGTAATATGTTTAATGTAGAGAAAGCTATAATAATTACAACAGGAACTTATCACAAGAATGCTTATGAATGTGCTGGTAGAGTTAATAATCTTCAGCTTATGGATATAACCGATATAGAAAAAATGATATTAGATTTGGATTCTAGTCAAATAAGTAAAATAATGTTAAGAACATTAAATGCAAGTTAATTTCATCACGTTTAGAGCCTCATAGACCTATTGTAATTAAACTTAGGTAGTCTAACACCTAATGGATTATAATAACTTCTATGGGGCTTTAAATATATTTAATTTATTTTCATATCCCTATTGACAACTAAACTATAATTTAGTATACTATAGACAAAGGAATAAATTATCAGAGGAGGTATTATTATGAAATTACAATTAAACAATATTATCGAGGTATTAAAAATGAATACAAGTAGTGTGAAAAATTTAAATCTACAGGCGAAGAAATTATTTAGTTTATTTAGATCAATCCTATGTTAATAGCATAGGAAAATTTCTTTTATTTATTTTTTGAATATGTATTGACGACTAGATAATAATTTGCTATAATTTAGGTAAGGAAATATTTAGTATAGGAGGGATAGTTATGCAAAGGATTATAGGATATGGTTAGCAAGATTGATTTTAACAATTAAATAATAATTATAAAGGAGATTGGTAAAAGTATGCAAGTAGGAACATATAATTTAAAAACTATGGAAATAGGTAATCCTATAACAATATTAAGTCTTGAAGATATGCAAAGGAACAAAAAGTTTGCAGATAAAAAGAAATCGGATAATGAATTTAAAGTTTATATCAGAGAAACTTATGGTAATTTCTATTTTCTATTTTATGAATTGCTGAGTTTCAATATAGAAAAACAATATATAATAAGATTTCTATATTTGTGCAGCCACATGGATTATTCAAACAGCTTATTATTTGGGAATGCTAAAAGAGAAGATAAATATATGCTTGAAAGTGATCTTCAGGAAGTACTAAACCTAAGTGAAAGAGAAACTAGAAATACTAAGAATATACTGATTAATAAAGAACTTATTAAAATAGATAGTAAAAATAGGTTATCTGTTAATGAAGTATATTGTTTAAAAGGTAAAATTCCTATTAATAGAAAGGCTTCGAGGGTTAGAATATTTGAAGATGGCTTTAAAGAGTTATATGAAAAATCAACTCCTAAAGAACATAAAAAATTAGCTCTACTAGTACAATTGCTCCCACATATAAACTTAAAATTCAATATTATTTGTGAGGATTCTGCTTGTGAAGATATTGATTTAGTAATTCCAATGGATATGAAACGCATATGTGAGGTAACAGAATGTGATTATAACAATAGTACCAGATTAAAGAAAGAGTTATTATCCTTGAGAGTTAATAGGGAGTTAGTCGTAATGTATAATGAAACCGATATAGCTAAGTTTATAACAATTAATCCGAGGGTATATTACAAAGGAGTAGAAAAATTAGACGTAAAAGGTTTAGAAAATCTATTTAAAGTTAATAAATCCTAACATAAGTTCATAAGTATATTGAAACTCTAAATGGCTTACTTCCCTCTCGGTCGTAATCCAAAGAGTTTACTAAAATACTTATCATGCCCTGCCACCGTGGCAGTTCAGTTTTATAATTTATATTATTGTACTTTCTACTCTATGTGTACAGTTCTAGTTATATCAATAAGGCAAAGTACATATAACCCTATTAATTACCCTATTCATATCGGCACATATTGACAGAAAAATAGCTTGAAATCGGCACATAATGAAAGAAATAAACAACAATAATATATTTTCAGGTTACACTTGACAATTAAACAATAATTTAGTAGAATATAGATATAGGGAATAATCGTAATAAGAAAGGAGGTTTAGATATATGAAAAAAGTAAAAAATAATGAGCCAGATTACAGGCAAGCATATTCTATGTATTTAAGATATATAGGAAAATTGTCAGAGGAAGAAATAGAAGTACAGATGTATATATTTGATAACTACGATGAATTATATGCTAATTATATTAAGAATCAAGAAGAAGGTAACAATTAAATAATAATCTATAAGGAGGTCTTTATTAAATGAAATATAAAAATGTAGAATATTTTTCATATGGAATAGACATAGAAGAAAATGGGGATGAATATTATTACCTTCAGACTGCAAGTGATGGATATGAAGATACTGAAATTATAAGCTCTAAACATGAGTATGTAGTTTATATCATTGGTAAAATAATTTCAACAATTTATAGAAAAAGATTGGTGAGGTGGTAATGAAATATGTAGGTAGTAAGGCTAGGCTGTCAAAAGAAATAGCTCCTATAATTAATAAAATGATTTCGGATAATGGAATCACTAATTATATAGAACCTTTTGTAGGTGGAGCCAATATGATTCAAAATATAAAATGTGACAACAGAATAGGTTCAGATATTAATGAATATTTAATTTCTCTATGGAGTGCATTACAAGACGGATATGAACCACCAGAGAATATTACTAAAGAAGAATATTTAGAAGTTAAAAATAATATCGAAAGCTATTCTAAAGAATATGTTGCTATAGTTGGGTTTTGTGCTACATATAATGCTGGGTGGTTCCGTAGATATGGAGGGCAGGCAATTAATAAGTTTGGAAAGGTCAGGAATTATTATGATGAGGCAGTAAGGAATATTAAAAAACAAGTCCCTCTCATCATGGGTATAGAATTTATATCTAAAGATTATAGAGAATTACAAATTCCAAATAATTCATTAATTTATTGTGATATACCTTATAAAAGTAGTGCCTATGAAATGTATCAAGAGAAATTTGAACATTGCAAGTTTTGGAAATGGGTAAGAGAACAAAGCAAAAATAATATAGTTTTAGTTAGCGAATATAGTGCTCCAGAGGATTTTAAATGCATTTTTGAAAAACAATTAATTACTTCATTCGATAATAAGCAAACTAAGAAAGATACTGAAAAATTATTTATATATGACAATTAAATAATAATTGTAAAGAGAAAGGAGGTTTTAGTTACGAATTTATATGAAAAAATAAAAAGTATGACCATAGAAGAAATGGTAATTTATTTAAATAATTTTGATGAATGCGATGGTTGTGAATTTGAAATGAATGGTTTGTGTAAAACTTCTGACAACTATCAATGTACCGATAATATACTGAAACAACTTACTAAAGAATCTAAATAGTCATAATACAAAAAATATTCTGAAGAAAGGAGGTTTTGTATTATGGTAAAGAAACCTTTATTAATAAGACTCAGGAATTGGATAATAATTAAAATCATATATCCTATTAAATATTACAATGTAAAATGGTGTTTTGATGAAAGTAAATGTGATAATCCAACAAAAGATTGTGAAAATTGCGCTTATTATAATGATTATAAGGAGGAGTAAGTCCGATGAAAATTGAGGATATAAGAAATGAGAATTATTTTAAAATTGAAAAGTTTATAAAAGATAGTGGATATACTTATACGGTTAAAGATGTGCTTGAGGATTATAAAAAGCATATGAATGGATATTATGTAAGCTGCACTATGGGAATTTGTATAAGACATTTAGAGGAAGAAATTAGAGCATTATGGAAGGAGGTAATTTTATGTTAAAAGTAATAGAAACAAATTTGTCTATGGCCGGAGATATTATTAAAGATCATCAATCAAGAGTTATTGAAGTAGAATCATGGGAAAGTTTTATTGAGGAGATTAAAAATGCAAGATTTGTTATGAGGACTTCTATTATAGGATGCCTGTATGGTAATTCAGTTCCTAGAAGTTCAAAGATTGAAAATTTTATATCTGACGAGAAACATTTATCTTGTGATATTTATAACTATTCTGGAGTAAAAACTAAAAAGTTAGCTTATCTTGTTTAACAACTAAATAATAATAAAGGAGAAAGAAATATGCGCCACATTATACTTCATTGCTTTCTTTGGCAACTACAGGCTATAATTAAAAATCTAAGTAAAATAAAAGCTCAGGGTTATGATGTAATATTAATTTCTACAATAAATGAAATTAAGAAAGGTGATGCGTGGTGGTGTGATTATCAACCTGAGTCTTTTAAAATAGGTAATAGACATGGTAGTAAGGCAGATTTGATAGAATTATGCAGCAAAGCTAATAAACTAGGTATTATTATATCGGTTGATATTGTCCTTAGACATGTAGCTGGAGATGATTATGGAAACCTAATTCCTCATCAAGACGTTGATAAAAGTTTAACATGTAATCCTAATTTTTTAACTAATGCGCCTAATTGTACTGATTTCAATTCAAGATTTATGACAACGAATTATGCTTGTGGAATGCCCATGCTGAACTATAATAATCATGAGCTCCAGGATATATATGTGAAGTTTCTAACAGAGTTAAGGGAATGTGGAGTTGGATCTTTTCGTTTAGATATGATGAAACACTACAGTTTAAGCTCAGAAGGTTCAGATTTCTTTGAGAGAGTATTTGGTGGATTTCAGGACATGTTTAACTATGGAGAATGTCTAGATTGCAGCAGAGAACTGTTAGATGAATATACTAAAGTTATGAATGTCCTCTCAGATAAAGATTGTACAGATAAATCTAAAATGGTTACGTATTTTATGAGTCATGACACTGAATTGACATTTGGATATACTTTGCATATGACTGACGAAATTATAATTAGAGAATGGGAACATTTATTAAGAGATTATAAGGAAAGTCATGTATTGTTTTATTGTAGGAGTTTCTCAAATCTTTGGCAAAGTGATGAGATTAAAAAAATTAATTTAGAGTTAAGATAATTAAATAATATTTTCCAAATACTATTGACAACTAAATAATAATTTGATATGATATAGGAAAGAAAGAAATTGATGGAAGGAAGTGATTATGTGAAAAAACTCAATTGGCAAAATGTGATAGATGTGGCTTGGATAATATTTTGTATTATGATGCTTGTTTTTAGTCTAGCAGATAAAAACTATATAATGGCAACAATCTGGTTAGCATGGTGTATATTGAATTATAAAACTGATTATAAGAACTAAAGGATAACTAATGATTACAATGATATTTTAAGTGTGCTAATGGAGCCATAGGAGTATTGTAATAGTTATTTGATGTAAGTGTTAGGGTAGAGTGTAAAAGAGCTGTATTAAAGGGAAATAATAGTAAAATTTGAGGAGGAATTATTAATGGAATTATTATTAGGGAACGATTTAAGAATCACAACGGATGAATTTCAATTTATGTTACAAAAAATGAGTATCGTACAGGCAACACCAGAAGGAAGTAAGAAAAAGAAAACTTTAGAAAAGAACGTTGGAAATATTGTGTGGGTCACGACTGCTTATTGTTCTAGTTTAGAACAAGTTTTGAATCATGTAGCAAATAAAATTTTATTAGATAATGATGATTTAAAAGTTATTAAGGCAAAATTAAATGAGCTACAATGTACTATAAACAATTTTACTGGAATACTTAAAATCGAGGTAAAAGCAGATGAGGAGAATTAATTTTTATGAGCAAGAAGTTGAGGTTGAATTAGGAGAAGTTAATCATTATGAAGAAAGTTATATGGAGGACTTTGAGGATTATATTGAAATTGAGGGTTTGGAGGATTTAAAGGAAATATTAATTAGATATTAAATCCAACAATTAAACAATAATTAAAGGAGGTATTCTATGAAAAAAGTATTTTTAGATTATTTACCAAAATTAGGAACAAAGACAGATTGGAAAAATTCAATAGGATATAGTGTCCAATTTATATATGATTCTTTTAAAGGAGAAATTAAAATAATAGAATATAATAATAAAATTCTAACCCTAAATTACAATGGAAATGAGTTTATGATGTCATCCGGTGGTTTTATATCATGTAAATTAGGTAGGATAATGAGTAAGGTATATCCTGATTCAGGATTTAGATATAAAATAGGAGAAACTCTTATTGATGATAAAAGGAATTTAACAATTACAGAAAGAGAGCATCAACAAGATAAGACTCAAAATTGGAAATGGTATAAATATACTTGCAATAAATGTGGATGGACTGAGGGATGGGTTAGAGAAAATAACTTGGTAAGTGGTAAAGGATGTTCGTGTTGTTGCCCTACTCCAAGAGTAGTAGTAGAAGGAATTAATGATATACCAACTACAGCCCCTTGGATGGTTAAATATTTTCAAGGAGGATATGATGAAGCAAAACTATATGTTAAAAATAGTGGTAAAAGAATATATCCAATATGTCCTGAATGTGGGCAAATTAAACACAATGGCTCGACAATAGATCATATAAATTGTAGTGGTTACGTAACTTGCTCCTGTTCAGATGGTCAAAGTTATTCAACTAAACTTATGGCTGCTATTTTAAATCAACTAGATGTAGAATACAAAACTGAATATTCACCAAAATGGATACACCTTAAAAGATATGATTTTTATATACCTTCTAAAAATATTATTATTGAAATGGACGGAGGATTTCATTTCAAAGATAATAGTAGAAGCGGTGTGACATATGAGGAGTCAAAACAAGTTGATGATTATAAAGATTTAAAAGCTAGTGAAAATGGTATAGAAGTAATTCGTATAGACTGTATAAAAGGCAATCTTGACTTTATAAAGCAAAATATATTAGATAGTAGTTTATCGACTATATTTAATTTACTAAATATTGATTGGATAAAATGTGAAGAGTTTACCCTAAGAAATCTTATGAAAGCTGTTTGTAAATATAAAAAAGATAATCCAACTTTGTCTGCCCCTAAAATAGGGAAAATCATGAATTTATCAGTGGGTACTATTATAAGATATTTAAAGCAAGGTACAGAGTTAGGTCTTTGCTATTATAATCCCATTGAAGAAAAGTCAATGTCGTCCTCAAATAATGGCAGCATAGGTCATCAAATTGAGATATTTAAAAATGAAAAATCATTAGGTGTATTTAAATCCATAACCGAATTAAGGAGGCAATCAGAAAATTTATTTAAAGTTAAGTTGTCTCATCCTGGAATAATAGGTGTATGTGATGGTACTAAAGATATTTATAAAGGATTTATTTTTAAATACATCTAACAACTAAATGATAATTTTAGGGGGAATGGCTTTGAAAAAAGAAAATACTTTTGTTATGAATTTAGAAGCTTGCTACATATATAAAGACATTCTGGAAAATAAAAAAATAACATATAAGAATAGGGATTTGGCTAAATTATTCTCGGCCACTATCCCCTACAGTTTAGAGTCTATACGAATGTCTAAGATGTTTCCAGATACTTTTTATACTGTTAATAATAAACAATATACTAAAAAAATAATAAACTTAACTTTTGATCAAAATTATAGTATTTGGAATGCCGAAGAAGAATGGTTAGATAAAGAAGGAGAAACAAAAAAAGGTAAAAGAACACTAAAAGCTAATAAAAAGAAAATCAGAAGATATATATATGAAAATGGATTTATTATGGACGATATTAAATATGTTTTCTATAAAAGAGGAGCTGGAAAAGCTAAAAATGGATTTGCTTTATTTATCCAAGACGATATGCGAGATAAACTAATAAACAGAAGTAGATTAGGACTAATATTTGAGAAGGATGAATTGCTTGACCTTACTTCTCTACTTGCTTATGAAAGTTTAATATCTTCAGGAATAGATTTTACAATTGAGTTAGATCCAAAAACAGAAATATTAATAATTGAAGATATATATGGCTTAGAGTTTGATAGTTTAGCCAGCGTAACAGAAGAAAAAAATAAAGTAATAACAACTAGTAATCAAATGGTTAAAATACAGAATTGTCTAACAGATGGTCAGGGATTACTTGATGAGTCAGTATTTGAAAAGTATGATAAAAAAGACAAAGGATTTATGTTGCTACGAAGTGATTTTGTTAAATGCTGTGGATTTAACACTAAATTGACTAAATGGTTTGAAGAAAATGGAGTAGAAACTATTAATGATATGTTTGGAAATACCTATGATGCAAGTAAAATAAAATTAGTTACTACTCCTAATTCTCTGAAGATATTAAAATTTGCATATAAGATAGGAAATGGAAATCCTACAGAATGTTTTGATTACTGGAAAGAAAATGTAGATAATATATTTGGGGTAGTTAAATGTGATAAGGAAGGTAACTATGGAAGCTATAACCGAACTACATATCAACTCCTTAATAGTATACCTAATTTAACATTTGATGAGCTCATGACTATCACAGAACTTGAAAGAGAATACGTTATGCTACTTAAGAATGACTTTGCAGTATTTAGGAATTATCTAGGCTGTGATGCTAAATTAAGTTTAAAATTCGAGAAAAATATGGAGGAAGGTGACATTAGCTTATATGAGAATACAGAACTTATGAACGCTTTGCTACTAGTAAATTCTGATATGCAATATACTACAAAATTTAAAGATATGAAAAAGAAACTAATCTTTAATTATATAAGTCACTTAAGAGAAGGTAAAATTAGACTCAAAGATACTAAATATGTAACTATAATGTCTAATCCATATGAAATGTTACTTGCATGTATAGGTAAATATAAAGGGGAATCGATAATGCAAGGTAGAGAAGTATTTTGCGATTATTATAACGATGGACAGGAATTTTGTGTGTCCCGAAATCCCCACATCAATTCGGGAAATGTCATGTACTCTAAAAATAAAAATCATGATGAATATAAATGGTTTAACTTAACTAAAAATATCATGGCTGTTAATTTTTTTGATAATGATATGCCAGATAGACTCCAGGGAGAAGATACAGATTCTGATACAAATTTACTCGTTCCACATCCAATATTAGTTGAAAAGGCTAAATATTGTGAAGAGAATTTTGCAACTCCAATTAATAGGGTTGAAGGAAGTTCTAAACCAAGGAAAAATAACATGATAGAATTACAAAAATTAGATATCCTGTTGAGTAATAATTATATAGGTAAAATAGTAAATACTTCTCAAATAATTAACTCCTATTTAAATGATGCTATCTCAAAAGGAGAATCAAAGGAAGTAATTGACGAATTATATCAGGCGAGTAGTAGACTTTCAAGTATGTCTCAAATAGAAATTGATAAAAGTAAAAAGGTATTTGATAATATAAGCATGAGTAAAGAGTTAAATAGAATTAAACAAATACCTTATATAAGATATAAACAAGAATTAGATACCTATGATCAGATGGCTAATAAAATGGTTGTGCCTAATTTTTTCAATATGATTTCTGACTTTAGTGAATATAGGCTATATGAAAAATTTAACACACCCTTGGATATCCTTCAGGAAGTATTAATATTTAAAAATGCAAACTATAATAAAGGAGAGAAGCACAAACAACTTATTGATTTATTAGTTAAAACAAAAGATTTAGATGGAATATATCAAATAAATAGTGCCTTAGCTATATTTAGTATTATAGAAAAATGTGGTAAGAAAATAAATGGCTTAAAAACAAAAACATGTACCTTAAATGATAAGGCTAAAAAAACAGTAGAAAGAAAAGCAAAACAAGACTCGGTTGATAATTTAAAAAAGTTAAAACCAAATGATTCTACTATTCTTTCTATTTTTAAACAAAGTTTCGGTAATGCAAAAGATGATAAATTTGGATTTAAAAAATATAGTATGTTAGTTTTAAACCTTTTATATATTTCTAAAAAACCTCAAACATTAAAATGCTTTAAAAATGATAATATGAATAGTGATGAAGTGTTAATAAAAATTAAAAACAATTATGATTTTAACATATTTGGGGATAAATATCAAAAGGTAAAAAGAGGTGATTTATTGTAAAATTGCTGAAATTGCAAGGCAAAATAATTTTAGCACCCTTCTAAACTAGATGTATCAACGTGCTCACAACTTTGTATCTGTTCCGTATATAGTATATAATTGAATTAATTTTTATTATACAACTAAATAATAATTTGAGGTTGAAGTCAATTATAGCAATTCGACTTACCTTTAATAAGCCTTCGTGCCTCGGCATTAAATAGGCTCCTTTAACGAAAAGTGGTTTAATAGGGCAGAGTAATATCTGCTCTACCATTATATTTTTTTAAACAACAATTAAACAATAATTATAAATTCAAGGAAGAGAGGTCAAGTTTCATGGAGAAACGGGATACTGATATAAAAATACAATTTTTAGGAGCTAATAATGTAGTTACCGGATCATGCACATTATTAACGTTTCCAAATGGTTTAAAAATCATAATTGATTGTGGATTACTTCAAGATTCAGCAAAAAGTTTTGAAACTATACAAAGCATAAATGCTAGACCTTTTGAATTTGAAGTAAAAGATATATCCTATGCAATCCTTACTCATGCTCATTTAGACCATGTAGGGAGATTACCTATGCTGACTAAAAATGTATCATTCAAAGGTAAACTACTGGCTACGGTTCCTACAGTAGAGTTCTGTGCTATTAATATGCTAGACGCCGCTTATTTAAATGGAGCCCAATGTAAATATGAGAATGATAAAAAATCAAAAGATAAGAGAATTAAAAATAAAGATGGAATTGAAATAGAACCATTATATACAATGGGTGAAGCTCAGGAATGTGTAAGTATGTTACAAGGATATGACTTTAATAAAGAAATTCCTTTAGATAAATTCACTACAATTACATTTATCCCGGCAGGTCATATGCTCGGTGCTTCAATGGTTTTAATTAAATATAGAATTGATGAATACAAATTTAAAACGATATTATTTACAGGAGATACAAGTGGTAAAGATGGTGAACATGCATTTGTTCCAATAGCAGCAGATATAGGCGAAGTAAATTATGTTATCTGTGAAAGTACTTATGGTGATAGATTACATCCTAAGAATAATCCATTAGAAATAATGACTAAAGCTATTGAAGATACTTGTATTTCTCATAAGAAGACTTTATTAATTGCTAGTTTCTCAATTCAGAGAAGTTCAGAATTATTATGGTTACTGAGAGAAGTATGTCTAAAAGCTGAAGGTAAATTTAATAATATCCCTATTTATTTAGATAGTCCTATGGCATGTAAAAGTCAAAAAGTTGTTGATGATAATAGAGAATTTTGGAATGAAAGAGATATTCAAAGGGATGCTGAATTAGGAGATTTATTCAGATGGAAACAGGTTTTATATACTAGTGATGCTAAATCAAGTAAATTACTTGCTAATGGAGATACAAAAATAATTATCTCTAGTAGTGGAATGTGTAATGGTGGAAGAATTCTAAAACATCTTGCTAACTTTCTACCAACTAAGAATTGTAAATTGTTGTTAACGGGATTTCAAGGTGCTTCAACTTTGGGACGTAGATTATTAGAAACTACTCAAAAAACTATCAGAATAGAAGGCAAACCAGTAAAAATAAATGCAAATATAGAACTTATGGAATTCAGTTCTCACGCAGATTGTAATCAATTAGTTGAATTACTTAAGACGAGTAAAAAAGGAAAGCTTAAGAAAGTATTTATAAATCATGGGAATCTTTCTGGAAGTTTAAATTTACAAAAGTTGATTGGTGAAAATTTACATGTTGAAGCAATAATACCGGACAGTGAAGAAATATTTAAAATATAAATTAAATTAGGAAATAAGGGAGGAATTATCAAAATGATAAAAACTGAACGAAATGAATTACTCAAAATTACACTAAAGGGTGAGCTCGTTTCTATAAATGAAACTGGTATAACCGTAAAAGATCTAAAAGAAGGAAGTTTAGATACATTGTTTTACAGTGATCTAAAAGAATTATTAGGCAAAGAAATAACTATCGCAATTCAGAATAAAGAAGAAGTTTAGGAAATAAAGACAAGAGCTATCGTGAGATAATCTCCTCTGTCTTATTCAAATAAGGAATGGAGGGGATTTAGTGGAAGATTTGATTAAGCATGAAAATGAAACTGAATTTGAGTTTCACAAACGCCTTGTATTTGGTAAATTGGTTGATAAAACATTGTCTGATGAGGATTATGTAGATTTATCAGAGCTCGTATATAAACAGAAATTGTCTTCAGATGTATGTCGCAGGGAGATGTACGGATCTAAATATACTTTGCAATTACTCGATGAAGAAAAAATAAATAGTATTTCTGACAATACCATATTAGATGAAGTTGAATTAAAATTACAAGAGCTTAAAAAAGAAAGAATTAAATTTAGTACAACTAAACTTGAATATAACAAATGGATGAGACAGGATTCCAGATTAGAAATGTTCTTTGATGAAGTTAAGGAATCTATAATTAAAATAGAAGTTCCGGACTTTGAACCTCTTCAAGTAACTCAAGGAGCAACAAAGATAGGACTACTTGGGATTTCAGATTTTCATTTCGGCAAGATATTTTTCTCAGTTAATAATTCTTACTCTGAAGACATATTCTATGAACGTATGAATAAATTAATTTCAGAAACTAAACAAGCTTGCATTGAGCAGAATATATCTCAATTACATATATTAAATTGCGGAGACGATGTTGAGGGAATGACTCTAAGGATATCTCAATTAGCTAGTTTACAATATGGATTAACAGATCAATCTATAAAAGTTGCAAGATATATGGTTAAGTTTCTAACAGAGATTAGTAAGTTTATGCCGATTACTTATCATCATGTACTTTGTGGAAATCATTCAGAAATTAGAGCTTTCGGCGATAAATCATTTACATTTGAGAATATGGAACGAATAATAGTTGCATATATACATGATGTATTATTAGATAATCCAAGGATTAAAATTCCTGAATATAATGGTAAATTCTTAGATTTTAAAATATTTAATTATAATATATTTGCTCAACATGGACAGAAAATTAAGAGCTCTAAAACTGCAATTGCTAACGCTAGCCAGTTACATAGAAAGTTTTATGATGTTGCCTACTTTGGACATTTACATCATGATTTTCAAGCTACAACTAATGAAGCATCAACTCATGATTGTGAAGTTGTGTTTATTCCCTCTATAATGGGAAGCGATGAATTCTCTGATGATAACTATTTTGGTGGAGCAAAAGCTTCTGCTAAGTTAGATATTTATGAGGATGGCAAATGTAGAAAAGGAAGTTTTAAGATTTTATTAAATTAAATTTAACAATTAAATAATAATTCAAGGAATAAAGGAGATATATTATGGAAAAAGAAGTTCAAGAAATGAAAGCATCGGTGAGTTATTACTATGATGACATAATTTATTTAGACCACCTAAAACAGAGGAAAATTATAATAAATAATGAGATAGATGATAATTTAATTGAGGATGCAGTTTTAAGAATCATGGCATGGAATCAAGAAGACAAGGGTTTTGCAGTAGAAGATAGAAAACCAATAATCATATATGTCAATTCTCCAGGAGGCATGGTGACAACGGGATTTTCCCTCATTGATACAATTTTAACTTCTAAAACTCCTGTATATACAGTTAACCTTGGAATTGAATATTCTATGGGATTCTTAATTGGAATAGCTGGTCATAAAAGATATACTCAAAGCTTTTCAACCTTTCTTTTGCATGATGGTTCCTCGGTTATGTATAATTCAATGTCAAAGCTAGCTGACACAGCAAACTTCTATAAAGATTTAGAAAAGAGAACTAAAGAATTTGTATTAGCTCATAGTACATTAACTTCAAAAGTATATGATAAAAAATATGGCTCCGAATGGTATATGTTTGCAAAAGAAGCTAAAGCAAATGGATTTGTAGATTTTATAATAGGGGAAGATTGTTCATTGGATGACATTATATAATTAAATAATAATTTACCAATGAGTTAAAATCCATTGCTAGTGACTAAAAATTATGTCTAGTTTACTAAAGATTTTAAATTACTGCTGCCCAATAGCCCATGATATATGGAGAAAGTGTAGGTGGTCATTTTCTATTAACGTCTAATGCGTAAATCTAACGCAAGGTGGTTGTCCTCTACCTTAACTGAGGACTTTCTAAAAATAAGGAATTGAGGAGATGTATTTATATGTGTGATTCTAAAGAATGTATATGTGGTGAAAATTGTGAGGAAGAAGTAATGACTAAAGAGGATTTAGTAAATTCCGCTATTGAGAATATATCTGAAGGTGGATGTTTAGGATGTACACTTTTGGAAATGTACGAGATTGGATATAGAGAAGCTGAGAAAGATATAGCAGAATTATATAAAAGAATTTCAGAAGATATTTTAGAAGAAGTATAACAATTAAATAATAACTCCTTTCGACTGTGATTCGATTTTGGAGTTGAGTGGTAGGCTGTATTCCTACCCTCTTTTGTTTAAATAAAAAACAGAGGAGATTAGAATTAAAATGGCTAAATGGAATAGTGATAGTTTAAAAATTTATGTAGAAAAGGAAAGTTCTTGTGAATTTTTAGATTATAGAGTAGAAGAAAGAGGAAAAAGAAATAGAATAATTTTACGATTAAGATGTGGATGCTCTGATAAAACTGAGTTTGAAGTTCAACTGGATAACTTTTATACTAAGAAAAATCCTAAAAAACAATGTGATATCTGTAGTCAAAATAACTTTAAAAAAATTATGAGTATCCCTTATGAAAATATAAAAGAATATATTAATGGTGAATTAGGGAATGGATGTACTTTAATTACTAAGAAAGAAGATTATATTTCTACAAAAGTAAAAATAGAGATTCAATGTGAATGTGGCAATATATTTAAAACAACATTTGATACATTTAAAAATGCGAATAAACGCCAATGTAATGAATGTGGAACAAAGATATATATAGAAAAAAATACTATGACAACTCAAAATCTAATAGATAGAGTTTATGAATTAGTTCAAGACGAATATACCTTATTAGAAGAATATAAAGGTTATTCTAATAAGATAAAAATAAGACATAACTGTAAAAAATGTAATAATTATGAATATGAGATATTGCCAACTAGTTTTTTATCTGGAACAAGATGCCCTGAGTGTGATAAAAACAGAAGAATAAAAAGAATACGAAATAAAGATATTGCTAAAAAATGCATAACAAATAGTCAATTAGCAACAAGACTATCTCAAGAATTTGTATTTAGCGAATTTGAGAAGGTGGGGTTACATATAATAGAGGGGCAAACTTATACTAGTGATTCACAACATATAAAATATATATGTGAAAATCATCCTAATGTAATTCAAGAAAAGAATTATCAAGGTGTTAGAAGCGAAACAGGATGTCCTTTATGTAATAAATCTAAAGGCGAAAAGAAAATAAGAAAGTTTTTAACTGCTGGTGGAATTAATTTTAAACAAGAATATATATTTAGAGATTTAAAAGGTTCTAAAGGTGGTTTTCTAAGATTTGATTTTGCAATATTCGATGATAAAGAACAAACAAAACTTAACCACATTCTTGAATTTGATGGATTACAACATTTTGTAGCATCAACAAGATTAGGTGGGGATGAAAGATTCATAATTACACAAGCTCATGATATTTTAAAAAATGAATATTGTAATAAAAATGGTATTAGATTAATTCGAATTGACTATACACATCTCAGGAAACTAGAGAAAGAATTAGACATTATGTATATGGATTTTAATAAAAATGGATTAATAGTTATGTAATAAGAATCAAAAATCTGCCCCGCTTGCGACCAGATTCATGCTACGTAATAGGAGGGTTTATCATGTAATATTTATACAACAGGAGCGTAAGATTAAGACTTACTAGCATTTATTACTTTGGCGAAAAATTAAAGTAACGGAGAATTCCTGCCTTAATGGATGATTTAAGAGTGTGGGTATGTCATAAGAATCGAGACACTCCTATATAACGGAGATAAAGAAAAGGTGTAAGTCCTTTACCCACAATGTTTTAAAAGTATGCTTTTATAAGAATATTAATACCATACGAATGGGATGGCAGTTGCCTGACAACGGAAAAATCAGAGTCGCCTTGATTCATGGCAGGTTCGCAATAATGGATCATTTATGAATGGATAGCTTAATTGGATAAAGCATTTTCCTATAAGATTATAAGATATGAGTTCAAATCTCATTCCGTTCTAATCGGGTTGTAGGTGACTTTGGCATAAGGAACCTTCCATTTCTATGCTTTCGTAACTCAGTTGGTAGAGTGTCTGTTTTGTAATCAGTTTTGCGTAGGTTCAAATCCTATCGAAAGCTCCAACGGTTTCTTTCCTAGTTTCTTCCTGTGGAATAATAGAAAAGTAAACTAGATTTAATTGTAGTAGAGTAGCCAAGTGGTAAGGCAAGATGACCTTCACGATTCTAATCGAGGGTTCGATCCCCAATGAGTCCTCTAAAGCCTCTCACCTTTCATGTGATGCTCACTGTAGACAGTATAATACACTTTGTACAGAGTGTGAAGATTAGTATGGACTAACTGGTGCTAATCAAATTTTAGAGAGAATATGAATCTTAACGTAGGGTGTCGATTCTGGTATTCTCTCTGTTTAATATTTAACAATTAAATAATATTTAGAATTCAGTTTATTTTATAGTAAATTGAATTGTGAGTATTCTTATTCACAGGATAGAAGAGATTCATGGGTAGCTCCTATGGATTAGTGCGAGATCCCTCCTCGCCTCTTCTGTTTTTATTAATTTGTGGGAGAAAATAAATTTGTAATGAAAGGATGTGAGATATATTGATCAGTTCAAAGCAATGTATATGTTGCCACAAAACTAAAAAAATGAGTAACTATTATACAAATAGAGATAATAAACAAGGATATTCTTATGATAACACTTGTAAGGAAGATTCTCGTAAAATAAGTAAAGATTTATCAGGCTTAAAAGAGTATTGTAGTTTAAATGATAGAAAATTTCAACAGGAATTGGTAGATATAGCTACATTAGAAGCAACTAAAAAATATGGTGATAATATAGATTACAATTCTCTCTCTGAAGATAAAAGGGAGTCTTTTTTATTTGAAAAGATAAGAAATATATATTTTCAAAGGATGGGTATATCCCCTCATTATGAGTTTATTGGAAGTAATGAACCAGTATCTCTTATCGAAGAAGACTTAGACAATGATACTGATGAGGATTTAGAGCCCATTAAACAAGGTAAAGAGAAGAAAATTTGGTCGGAAATTTGGCAAGGAAACTATAGTAAATCAAATATTCAATGGTTAGATACATATTATTTTGATACCTGTAATGATTTCGTTGTAGTTAATCGTAATCATAAGGATTATGTCCGAAAAATTGCAAAAGCTAGTTTAGCTATGGATATTGCGTACAACGATATGATGAATGGAAATGCTGGTGGAGATAAAAGATACAAAGAAAATAAAGCGATTTTTGATAGTTTATCCCAAAGTGCCAAGCTAAGTGAGAAGACACGCGGACAAAATGATACTGCTGGCTTAGGCTCCCTCTCTGAGATAACAGCATGGTTAGAACAAAATGGTTTCCTACAGAAAAAAATTGTGTTTGAAGATGACGATATTAGTAAAATAAATAAAGACTTACGTCATGTTTTAAGCAGTTTGGATTAGGAGGATAATATGGCAACAAACTTTTCACATAAAAAAAATGCAAGTCAAAATCAAACTCAAATAAATGGAGATAGTCCAGATAGTCATTGCGTAGTAAAACAAGGTGGCGTTGAAAATCCAGAAATTTGGGAAAAGTTGGTATCATTTTATCGTCAGCACTTAGATATTTTTATCGAGGAATATTTCTCATCTCCAGGTAAGCCAGTTTCGTTTAAAGATGTTCAAAAGATTGTCGTGAGAAATTGCGGGACATGTACAAATGTAATAGACATTGAGGCACGTTCATTTGGTAAGACATGGAAAATGGCATGGATATTAAGCGCATTGTCAATTTTATATTCAGACAACCGTTGTCTCGTGGTCTCCGGTAACGTAAATCAAGCAATGTTGGTGGCAAATTATATTAGAGATATCGCAGCTAAGAATGAAAATTTTGCGAGAGAAATAATCTTGCCTGTACGAATCAGTAAGGATGGAGCTACAATTAAGTTTAAAAATAACTCTACTATAATATGCAAAGCTATGGAAAAAGATGGGAAAAACATAGTCGGTTTGAGAGAGAAAATTATATATATTGACGAAAGTTGGCTAATAAAGTCGACTGTAATTCAAAAGGCATTAAGACCAATGCTATCATATACAAGAGATGTTGCAAGAGAACAGAACTTTGAAGATTTCCCCAGCAAACTTTTTGAAACATCTAGTGCCTATCTCAAGACATGTGATTTATACAAAAGATTTACAGATACTATTGATGAAATGAAAAAGGGGAACATGAATAAGTTCGCATGTGCTTTAAGTTATGAAGCAGGAATTAGAACGGGTATTATAGAGAAAGGGTTTGTAGAAGAAGAAAAGGGAAATATGCTTGAAAGTATATTTGATATGGAATGGGGAGCAAAGTTTATTGGAAATCAAAATGGTTCATTTTTCCCATATGATATTACAGAACCCTCTAGAGATATGCCTTCTATAGAATTGAAACAGCCCTCTCATTCAAAATCTAGGTACATATTAAGTTTAGATGTGGCTACTTCTGAAGCAGATGGAGCAGATAATGCAAGTTTAATAGTAATTAAATTTATTGAAAAAAATGATGGAACCTTTCATAAATATGTTGTCTTTATAAGAACATTTCATGGATATCCTCCAGAAAAACTCGCAGAAGAGGTTAGAAAAGTTTGTCTTAGATTCCCTAATATAGAATCCACAATTATTGACGGAAATGCTATTGGGGAAGGAGTTGTAAGTTTATTAAACTTTCCTTATGTAAGTGAAGGTGTAGAATATAAGCCATTTGTAAGAGATGATATTGGATACACCGGAAATAATGCTATTCCAATAGTTAGGGTTTTTCGTGGAAGCAATACTATTAATAATAACATGGTTGTAAAAACTAAAATATATTTTGAAAATAAAACATTACATTTACCTATTCCATCTTCTGAAGCAAGGAGATATCAACAAGATTCTTTCGATGATTCAAAAAAAGCAGATAAATCAAAGCCAAGAGAATTGTTAATTGAAGAAATGGCGATATATTTTGAAGCTGATAAATTACAGTTTGAATTGTCAACTATAGTTCCTAAATTTACAGCAAAAGGAAATAGTTTTTATGATACTGCGTTGACAACTCAACACAAAGATCGTTGCTCATCACTTTGGATGGCAATGGATTATATTTCCAAGTTAGAGGATGAAAACAGGGAAAACTATAATAATAATACGCAAGGAATGTGCATGGGAATTGCAATGAGTTTCAACTAATACTTAAATAACTTACAAAAGGAGGAGGTGTAATATATGTCAAGAAATAAAAAGAAACCATATATAGCTCAAACACAACCTATAATAAAAATAACTCCAGAAGTCTCGGTAGGATTTGATATGAAATCATATACAGGAGATGGTGATAAACCTATTACAGTATATGAAAACAGATTTAATTCCAATGGAGATGTTAAGGGTTATGATATTGATAAGATTCTAAAAAATAAGCAAGATAATATCTATAAAATATTTGAACTTTGTAACTACTATGTTGACGCAGATCCAATATATGGAAATGCGATAAAAAAGATATTAACTCCGTTTTCATTATCTAAATGGAAACTTATGGGTGCGTCTGAAAAGATAAAGGAAAAATATATTGCTTATTTTGAATCAATAGGACTTTTTGATTTACTTAGAGATATTTTCTATGATTTAAATTTATATGAAAATTGTTATGTTTATGACAGAGGAGATTGGTTCGACATATTCCCTCCTCACAGAATAAGGATTAGCTCTATAGGTATTGGTGGTGAACCGGTACTGGAGTACAAAATTCAAGAATTTGGTAATAGAAACTATACAATTGCAAAGGAAGGATTTATAAATACTCTGCTTAAACAATATGAAGGGTATCCACCTGAGATATTAGAAGGTATAAAAACAGGTACTTTGTGGGTTCAATTATCACCAGATAGCTGTTATTCTTTACAAGGTGTAAAATCCCGTTGGGAGAAGAATTGTATCCCCTTTATAAGTTCTTGTCTGAAGGCTTTCTCAAAAAAGAATCTAATTGGAGAGTTTGAAAATAGCCAACTTTTTGCAGGAATGAAACCATTTCTTCATGTTAAGGTAGGTTCAGAAAAGTTTATATCATCTCCTTCTCCAGATATTCTTAAAGATGTTGCTTTAATATTTAAGAATGCAATCAATGGTTATCCCCTTGCTGTGACTTCGCATGTAGTCGAAGCTTCTTGGATAGGAATTGATACGAAGAATATGTTTGACAAGGCCAAGTATGATGAAGTTAATAGTTCAATTTTATCTAGTTGTGGATTAAGTGCTATTTTAGTAACAGGTGATTCTACTAGTTCTAATTTCGCCTCTGCAACAGTGAACGTGTCTGTGGCCGAGAAAAAAATATCAGCTAATCAAAAAAATGTTGCAGAATTCTTAAAAAAGATTATGAAAAAAAGAGCAATAGAATGGAGAATAGCAGAAAATAAAGTCCCAACATTCGTATTTGATAAAGTTTCAATACAGGATGATCAAGCAATGAAAGATGAAGTCTTAAAATTATTTCAAAGTGGACTTACTTCATATGCTACCACAATTACTACTCTTGGCTATGACTATGAGCAAGAAAAAGCTAGAAAAACTAAAGAGAAAGCTGATGGTGATGCAGAAATATTTGTTGTGCCAGCTTCTTTCAATACGCAAGCTGCTGGAGAAAATGGTGGTGGAGCTCCTATTAAAGATATTAAAAATAGCAAGCAAGATAAGAGTAATTCACAAAATAATCCTAAACCTTCCACAAGTAAATAGTTAAATAATGTTAAAATATATATTGACAATTAAATAATAATTTAATATAATATAACTATAGAGAAATATTTTGTAACAACTCTATAAGCTTTGCATATTATAATAAATGGGATAGGAATGAATTGAGAGTCGACACTCAGTTATTCTGATAAACGGAACCTTCCGAGTTTACGCTTCCTATTTTAAAATCAATCGGAATTAAATAATAATTACTTCGGAGGTAATAAATATGAGTTTAAGTTATGAATTTGTTAAAACTACAATTGAAGATGCTGGATGCAAATTAATTAGTCTGGATTATAAAGGTATTTTTAAGCCATTAGAAATAGAATGTAATTGTGGTAATAAGTTTACTACAAATTTCAAGATTTTTAAGGATAAAAATAAACATCAGTGTGATGTATGTTCGATGAAACACATGAAAGAAATTAGAGGATTTTCATATAAACAAGTGAAAGATATTATTGAAAATAGTCCCTACAGTAATGGATGTAAGCTAATTAGTAAAAAATATGATAAAAATAATGCAATATTAGATATACAATGTATTTGTGGAGAAATGTTTCATACTACTTTGGCAAACTTTCAGAAAAATGGTAAAAATCAATGTAATACATGCGGTGAAATATTGAGACGTAAAAATCTTGAATATCGTGCATACGCTTATGAATATGTTAAAGAATATATCGAATCCAATACAGACTGTAAACTATTGAGCAATAAATACATTAATATTGATACTAAATTATCACTTAGATGTGAATGTGGTAAAGAATATGAAGTTTCCTTTTATTGTTTTAAAAATAATTATCAAAGGAAATGTTCTGTTTGTAGTGGAAAATCATTGGGAGAAATTAGGATAAGGACTTATCTAGAAAATCAAGATATAAATTATAAGTCACAACATAGAATTGATGATTGCAGACATATAAATACATTGCCTTTTGATTTTGTTATTTTAGAAAACAATTCAGATATATTATATTTGATAGAGTATCAAGGCCTCCAACATTATGAAGCAATTGAATATTGGGGTGGAGAAGAAAATCTATTATATGTACAAAATAATGATAGAATTAAAAGAGAATACTGTAAAGTTAATAATATAGAACTCATAGTAATTCCATATTGGGACTTTGAGAATATTGAAATAATTCTAGATAAAAAATTAAATATGTTATCTATTCAAGAAGTCATCTAATCATGACTTCTTTTGTTATGTAAAGGAGGTGAATTATGAACAAGCAAGTAGAACAAATCAAATTAAAAGTTCTAGAGTTATCTAATGAAAATGATATTTATATGACTCTTAAATTATTGCTTATAACAAGTAATCCTAATTTAAATAAATGTATTTTTACTGAAAATTTCATTCACGAAATAGTTGAAAATAAAGACTTTTATATTGGTGGAGTTAGTTTAACTGCTGAAAGAAGTAAGTTGGAGTCTGGTAAAAAGAATTTGGGACATGGACTTACTAAAAGTGGAGAATTAATTTCTGACGTAATAGGTTCTTTTTCAGATTTCTCTGAAAATCAAGCTGAGGATGGTTCATGGGAGCTATTAGGAACTGCTAAAATTTTCAAACGATATCCTAAAGTTTGTGAAGCTCTTGGTGAATTATACCTAAACGAAGATTTAAACTTCAGTTGTGAGGTTTTTGTTTCTGAATATACCAAGGATGAAAATGGGAATAAAGTTGTAGATAAAGGAAATGGGCAACTCTTCGGACAATGTTGTGTTTCTCATCCGGCCGAGACTAAAAGTAAAGCGTTTATGATGGTTGCTGAAGCATTAAATATAGATTTAGGAAGTGATAATTTGGATAAAACTTTTGAAGAAGTATTTCAAAATACTAAAGTAGTTGTGGAAACTAGTGAATTAGATTTAACTCAAATTCAAAGAAAGGTTTATGCACAATTTAGAGAATTAGAAAATTATTATGAATATGATATTATCGAGTTTTCCGTAAACTATATAATTTTACTTCATTGTGAAGGTGATTTATATAGAGTCGACTACTCAATTTTTCAAGACACATTAACCCTTGGCGAAATGTATAAGGTTTCAAAATCTTATGCTCGTATAAATAATATTAATTTAGAAGAGGAGGAAAAAGAAAAGATGGAAGAATTACAAAAAGAATTAGAACAAGCACAAGCTTTAGCAGATACTTTAAAATCAGAAATTGCTTCTAAAGATGTTGTTATAGCTGAGAAAGAGAATCTTCTTGTAGAAAAAGATACTTTAATTGCAAGTAAAGATGCTGATTTAGTAAAAATTGGCGAACAGTTGGAAGCTAAAACTGTTGAGGTATCTGAGTTACAAGTATTCAAGGCAGAATCAGATAACCTTAAACTTGAAAAGGAGGTTGCTGAAAAACTAGAAAAAGTATCTGCTCTGAAAGTAAGATGTTTAAAAGTGCTTTCAGAAAAGGAAGTTGAAGAAATAAATGCTTCAATAGAATCTTTAGATGAAGTTGCTGTGAATAAAGTTCTTGCTGAAAAGTATATTACTTTAGCTTCAGTAGTTCCAGATGTAAAACCAATAGTAACACTGGCAAGTAGATTAGTTGACAATTTAAAAATATCAGGAGCAGAACCCGGTTCTCTAAGAGAGAAATATTCAATATAATAATTAAATAATAATTTATACAGGAGGAATATTAAATGAACGGATTAGTTAAAAATGGTTTATATTCAACTCAAGGTGGTTTTACTGCCAAAGTAGCAGGACTTGGTAGAGGCATGTTTGTAACACCTACTTATACAGATAAAACTGTAGCAGTTCCAGGAGTAGATGCTACAAGAGATGTGTATTTTGTACAATGTGATATTGACACTCCAATAGAACTAGGTAAAGCTGACAAAGATTTTGTACTTGCAATTGGTGTTGCTGTTAAAATGGATAAACTACAATTAGGTTGTAAGTTTGTTACAACTTCATTAGAAGCTACTCTTAGTACATATGCAGTTGGTGGAGTAGTAATGGTTTCTGCTCTTGGAAAACTTAAAGCTAACGTAGCAGGATTATTTCAAGCAACAATAATAGAAAAAGTTACAAGTTATGACGGAGAAGAAGCTCTAGTTTGTATAGTAACAGCAGTTTAATTAAAATATTAACAATTAAATAATAATTTATTAAAATTTAGGAGGAATATAAAAATGGCAACAATTTATAAAGAAGTGGACATATTTTTAGCACAAGCTAAAGGAGAGGTGGATTCCAAATCACCTGAATTAGCAGAAGCAAGAAGTGCAATGAAGGATCTATCTGCAAAATATATCGCTACAAAAGACAAAGGAATAAGAACAGAATTAGCAGAAATAACAACTCTCGTAACTAATCAAATACTAAGAGGTAAAACTAATTATCTTGAATCATTTGCTGACGTTGCTAGAACTGGAATAAATGTTAAACAACAGTTTGAGATTGAAGTAGATTTAACTTCTGCTGAGTGGACTGCTAAGGGTGTTGCTGGAGACAGAGGGACACTTACTAAGAAATATGTTGGCATGGATACTAAGCACATAACTACCAGACCAAGCATTTCATTTATGGATTTGGCGTCTAATAGAATAAACTTTGATAGAATAGCTCTACTTTCTGCTGAAAAAATGGATCAAGCTATAACTAAAGAATTAGAAACAGTTCTATTTAATGCTTTCTCAGTTCTTGCAAGTCCTAATTATGAAACTGCTGTTGGTATTGATCAAACTCTTTTGAAGAATCAAATCAATACTTTTGCAGAATTTGGTCAAGTTAGTTTACTAGGAGATATTTCTAAATTATCTTTACTTGACAATATTTCAGGTTGGAATGCTAAATTACCAGAAGCACTTGCTTTAGAGCATAATGCTAATGGATTCATAGGTACATTCAATACTGCTAATGTTGTTAAATTAGTAAATCCTCTCCTTAGAAATAGTTTAACTACTAAATTATTAAGAAAAGATCTTCTATATATACTTTCAGGTGGAGATGCTTCTCAAAGAGGTCTTAAAGTTCAATTTGAGGGTGACGTTTATATGAGAGAGCAAGAAGACTTTTTCACAGGGGATTATGACCTTATGATGGGTTGTATCGTGGGAGCAAAAGTTGTAGGTTCAGAATTGTACATGGGCGTTTACAGAGCACAATAATTATAGGAGGGATTCGTCCCTCTTAAATTTTAATTGAAAAGGAGATAAGGTGCTATGAAAGAAAGTATAAAGGTATTAAATAATAATCAATATAATGTAGGTTTATTATGTCAAAAGTGGAATAAACATAGGCAAGTTAAACCTAATTCATTTATTTATTTGAATGAGGAAGAAGTTAGAGAACTAGATTCTGACTATGATTTATTTAGTTCCGGAGAGCTCGTAATTGATGACTCAGAAGTAAATATATCCTTGGGTTACGAAGAAAAGAATCCTAATATATTAACAGATAAGGAAGTTGAAGATATATTTAAATTATCTGCTAGTGAAATAAAAGAAAGTCTATCTGGTGTTACAGAAATGTTTGCATTAAATAGAATTTTTGAAGTTGCTAAGAAAAGTGATTTAAGTGTTTCTAGATTAAAAGCTGTTGAAGAAATAGTTGGAAAAAAAATCGAATTGGATGATGTAACACCAGTTGAAGAAGTAACTCCAAAAGTAGCAAAAGTAAAAATCAGTAAAGGTAAATAAGGGAGAGTGATCTGATGTGAGCAGAACTCTAACTTATGAATTTGTAAAAAACTTTATTGAAATAGAAAGTGGAAGTGGTTGCAAATTAATAAGCACAGAATATGTTAATAATCACACTTTCTTAGATGTTCAATGTTCTTGTGGTAATACTTTTAATGTAGGTTATGATGCTTTTAGAAATTGTAATGTAAGAAGATGTAAGGAATGCACAGAAGTAATTAGCAAACTTCCAAAAGTAAGAGAAACTTATGAAGATGTAAAAAAGTATATTGAAGCTACTAGTAAAAGTAATTGTATTCTACTAACTAAAAAAGAGGATTATAAAACTAAAAGACAAAAGCTTGAATTACAATGTAGTTGTGGCAATCACTTTCAAACAGCTTTTCAAGACTTCAAAGCTAGAAATAAAAGGAAATGTAATGAATGTTCTTTTACAGAGAGATCTGAAGGGGCAAAACTTACATATGAAACAGTTAAAGAAGAGATTGAAGGGGAAAATGGGAACGGATGCAAGCTTCTCAGTACAGAATATGTTAACGCTCATACAAAGTTGAAAATACAATGTGCTTGTGGGGAAATATACGAATGTACTATAAATGATTTTAACACAACGAATCAGAAACAATGTAAAGCTTGTGGATATGCAAACGGTGGCTTTAAACATAGATGGACTATTGAGGAAATGGATATCTATGTTAAAGAAAATAGTGATTGCAAATTAGTTACTGCTATCTTAGGTGAGTATAAAGAACAAATTACATTTGAATGCAAGTGTGGGAAACTATTTTCTGAACAATTTTCATCTTTTGTTTCAGGAGGTAAATGTTGTCCAGCATGTAGCAGACTTAAATCATCTAAAGGAGAAATTGCAGTAAAACAATATTTAGAAGATAATAATATTATTTTCACAGAGCAACATTCTTTTCCAGATTGTAAGCATCTTATTAGTTTACAATATGATTTTGCTATTTATGATGACAACTCAATAATAATTTATCTCATTGAATATGATGGTTCATTACATTATACTACTACTGAATTTTTTGGTGGAGAAAAAAGATTATTGTTGCAACAAAAGAGAGACAGAATTAAAGACAAATATTGCATGGATAATAATATTCCATTAATTAGAATTCCATATTGGGATTTTGACAATATAAAATCTATTCTAGATAGGGACATTTTACAAATAAAGGAGGCAGTTAATCATGTTATTGCTATCTGAGATTAAAACACAATTAATAGCTAAAATTAAATTTCAAGAAACTCCAATTGTTCTTAATGATACAGATTATGCCACCTTTACTTTGGAAGGTGCTCAGAGACTCTATGTTGATGAAGGATTAGATACTTGGGACATTGATTATAATAAAACTTTATCACAATTAAATAAAACTTTTAGCCTAACTGAAAGAGAGTACATTTTAGTTGCTTCACAGATTGCTTTCTTCAATCAGATTAAAAACTATTGGGATACGATAGCAAGTTATACAACTAATGCAATCTCAGTAACAGGTACTGGAAACATTTTTAAGTCAATCAATGGGAATGTAGTGGATTTAGAATCTCGTCTATCAAAATTAGCATTTAAATTTACACATAAGAGTGTTTAATTATGAAAGTGATAATTAATATTCGTGATAAGGATTTAGAATTAGTTGATGTAAAGGAATATGAGTTTGTAGAATTTTGTGATTTATTGTCAAGAAGAATTACGAGTTGTTTATATTTAATTGATGATTGTTTAGATCCCCTCTCCCCTGTTACACAGAAAGATATTAGAAATAATATTTTAGATGTTGCAGGAGATATTAGAAGATTACCAATGACAATTCAATTTCCCAAGGATGTGGATTAGATGAGATTTTATATTCCACCTAATTTACAAAAAGATTTTGCAGACAGTATTGCTTCTCCACTTGGAATAGATTGTATTCTCAACTTCAGTTTAACTGCAAAAGTTAGAGTTAGAATGGATAAAGTTAATTACAGAACCGTCAATAATATAGTTTCTAGCGATGAAGTTATTTTTGCTGAACTTTCCTCTAATCTAAAGATGGGAGATTATATCCAATATAAGGAAGAAATACTTCTGATAAATCAGGTTAAGACTAATCAATTTCCAGCTTGTTATGAAATTTCCGTTGGAACATGTAATTCAAAATTCAACATTACAAGATATTTCGCAGAAGAATATAACTCTAGTGGAGTAATAACTAAAGTTGCAGGCAATTATCCTGTAGTAAGTAGTTTGTACTGTATATCTGTAATTGGAAGTTTTGAGTTTAATACGAGTAATGGCTCAGTTGGAATCATTCCGAGCGATGTAATGGCGTGCAGTTGCCAGATTAGTACTTTAACTAAGTCTATTATTGAAGGAGATACTTTTCTTTGGGTAAATGATAAATATGAAGTTATTAGTTTGGATTATAGTCAGATGGATTTGGATGGAATTGATGGTATTTTAACTTTTCATGCGAAGAAGGTAATATAATTGAAACTAATGTTTGACGAAAAGAGATTAATAAATGATATTATCAAACAGTTAAATATTGAACTCGATATTGTGGCAAAAGTTTTAATTGAATTTATGATTGGCGAATTATCTCAAACTCATATAAACTCCAACAATAAAGAAATGGAAGAGTGGAAATTAAACGTCATAGAAGCATTAAAATTCAGGTCTGTAGCATCCGCAGGGCAACTTGTTAGAGAAATAGGTATATTACAACAGGACGATGAAGGACTTATGGCACAAGCTTTAAGTTTGGAATTTGGTACTGGAAATCTAATGAATAGTGCTGCTAACCCTTGGTATGGTGAATTTATATCTAGTGAATATTATCATGATAGTCGAAATGGAAGTTCTATGTACACATTACCCGGGGAAGAAGTTTTTGATCCTCTCAGTGGCACATGGGCTGAATCTAAAGCTACAAGCAGAACTAGTATGGATTTTATGTCACAAGATCCAAGTTTGTATTGGACAAATATATTCGGCAACTCAGCAATTATGGCAGAAACATATTTTAACAGAGGGATAGATAATGCTATCTCAAAAATTGATTTTAGTAATTATTTAATAGTAAAGTAGGTGATTATATGGGTGGAATTGCATCCGACTATGGTGCTTTTATGAAACTGTTATTAAATGACAATGAATTGAAAACTTTGATGCTTGTACCTTCAGGAGTATTTACGAATCTTGCAGAACTTAGGATTAAATATTTTGTAGAGGCATTCATATCAGATGTTGTGGTTGTGCCAAATACGTGCAGGCTTTTGATTAAGAGTGCACCTATGAATTCTACAAATAACTTTCTAGTCAAAGAGAATAACATAATCATTGAAGTTTTTGTTCCAAATGAGCAAGACAGATTAGGTAATTTTGAAAGAAGAACTAATCAGATTATAGATAAATTGATTAAAATGTTTAATAGACAATTGATAAATGATAGAAGATTTAGTTTAGAGGCAAGTAATGAATTAACATCTTCTGTTGTAGGGTATAAACGAGCATATGTAATGTTTAGTTACAAAAGAGTTTACAGTTAAAAAAATAGAGACTAGAGATAGTCTTTTTATTTTATATAAAAATAGAAATAATATAATTTTAGGAGGAATTTAACAATGGCAAATAAATCAATCCAGGGTTTCATCATAGATGTACCTAAGGTTTTAGTTACAACTGCTAAGGGAGATTACCATATGGTAACTGGATCTTCGGCTGAAGTTTCATTTGGAGGAGATTCTCTTACCATAGACGGAGGTTGGTCATTCTATTCTCTTGCGGAAATCGACAAAAAAAAGACACTAGAAATTAAAATATCAGATACACAATATGACATCAATGCACAAGCTCTTTCCAGTGGTGGTACATTATCAACTGGAGCAACTAATTTCAAATACTTCGGAGATCCATATCTTATTGATGTTGCAGGCAAAATAACTATTCCTTACGTATGCCAAGTGAATTCGGTTAGAATTAATGGATATGTTGAAAAAACAACAGCACCTTTAACTAATGAATTTAAAACAACTGTTTCTGCAAGTTCCACAGAGGTTCAGTTTGTAGTTGGAGATGCTGGCAAAACAGTTTACCCTTCATATTCAGTAGCAATAGCTAGTGCTCCTATCCTTTCAGTTAAGACTACAGACTTCCCAGGTGCCGGCGCTGTGGTAATGACCTTCCCAATTTATTCTGGGGCTGACTCTACAGATTCAATAGTAGAAGGATATGGGCAGATTGAAATTTTCAAGGCAAAAATACTTCAAACATCCAAGCTAGGAGGGAGTTATAAGTCACTTTCGAATAATGAGATTTCCCTAAAAGGTCTAGATCCTAGACGTCCAGATGGTAAAATGTGGGAATTTAAATATTTAACAGCTTAATTACAACTGAATAATAATTTTCAAAATACTTGACACATATAACCATATTTAGTATAATATATATAAGGGAGATAAATAAGGAACTTATAGACCTTATTGATAAGTTGGCAATCCTAAGCCAATTTCTCCTTTTTAAATAATTAGGACAATTAAATAATAATATTCTGTAGGAGGAATAATAGATGATAATAACAGAGCACGTTGAAATAAATATAAGTCCTAGAAATGTTGAGTATTATGAAAATCTAGGATATAGAATAAATAAAATAGTGGGTTCTAAAGGAAAATTAGTTTGTCCTAAAGGGACAACATTAATGGTGAATATAAAAGATTTATCTAAGGCATCCGGTGTAAAAGTTAACGTAAAATGTGATGGATGCGGAGATATTCTTAAAAATATAGCATGGAGTGATTATACAAAGCAAGTCCACAAAGACAATACCTATTATTGTAATGTTTGTGCAACTAAGTTATATGCTGGTAAAAGAGCAATGAAATCCAAATTAGAAAATGGTGGCAAGAGTCTAGAAGATTGGTGCAATGAAAACGGAAGAAAAGATTTAATTGATAGATGGGATGAAAAACTTAATAAATATAAAATTAGTGAAATTAATTGCAGAACAGCAAAAAAGTATTATTTTAAATGTCCTATGGGTATCCATCCCAGTGAAAAGAAACATATTGCTAGCTTTACATTTGATAAAGGTAGTATGAATTGTAAAGCATGTAACAGTTTTGCTCAATGGGGAATTGATAATATATGTGAAGATTTCCTTGATAAGTATTGGAGTATTAAAAATACAATCAGTCCTTGGGAAATTGATTATTGTGGTTCAAATAATCCGATATATATTAAATGTCAAGATAAGGATTATCATGATGATTATAAATCTTCCCCTTGTATATTTAATAAAGGATGTCGATGTCCCGGTTGTTCACATAAAGTTGGTCATTTGCATATTTTAGATTCACTTGGGACTTTATTTCCTCAAGTATTAGAATTATGGTCAGATAGAAATAAGAAATCACCATATGAATATTCACCAATGAATAATAATAAAATTTATTGGAAGTGCCCTTGCGGAAAACATGGGGAACATTTCACGAAAATATATGATGCTAATAAATGTGATTTCCGATGTCCAGAATGTACACAAGAACGAAATGAAAGTCTTCTTCAAGAAAAGGTGCGACTATATTTAAATACATTTGATTATACAATATTGCATGAACATAGGTGTACTATTGTTCCTATAAATCCTAAAAGAAAGGGCACTAATAATACCTTGCCTTTTGATAATGAAGTATTAGAGTTAAAACTTTTATGTGAAGTAATGGGACAGCAACATTATAGAATAAATGGGTATCATATAATGCAAGCAAAAACTAAAAACACTACACCAAAGCAAGAGTTACATTATACAAAATTAAAAGATAGATATAAACGGATATATTCTAAATCTAAAGGATATAATTATTTAGAAATATCTTATAAAGCAGATAATAAAAGGGAAACATATAAATTATTAATAGATAATAAAATTGAACAAATATTAAAACAACAATTAAATAATAATTTGGTTTTACAAGAAGCTATTTAACCATGGCTTCTTTTTATTTACATAAATAATAAATTATAAAGGAGATAAGGATAATGGCAAATAAATTAACAGAAAATCAAATAGAACTTTCAAATGGAAGAGTTTACTGTATTTGTCCCATAAAAGTAAAATATATGCTTACTGGATTTTATGGTCAGTATATAAATGTTAAGGAAAATGGTTTTGTAAAATTAATGGGATGTGGCGATGGCCCCCAAATAGCTACCGATTTCTTAATAGCATCTTTTGATTCTGAAGAAATAGCAACGGAAGTTTTACCGGAACTATTAGCAAAAGATATGACTAGAATATTAGAAATAACAAAACGTCTTAATGAATTGAAGGATAATTTTGAAATAAAAAACAATCAACCTCCAATACAGGAATAACTCTAAGGAGGGGAGTATTTTTAGTAGGTCTTCATTATAAAAAAACACCAGAAGAAGTCCGAGAATTTGCTTATATAGATTTTCAAGATTGTATAAAAGAAATAGATATACATATTGCTTTTGAATCATATAAGGGTATAATTGGAAACTCATATGCAACTGATGCGTCAAAAATGCTTAAGGAGATAAATCCACTAAATCATAAAGAAGTAGATTCTAAAGGTAGAGTTAAATCTAATCTGCCAAGAGTTACAAAAGATATGATGATAGCATTATCACAGGATAATGAAAAGAAAAAATAAAACACCAATAGAGGAGCATACGAAATTAAATCTTCGGTGTTCCTCTATTTTTTTTAGACCTATCTTATAAAATCGCTGTTTTATTATTAACACTACTTATTATTTTTCTCATATATTGTATAATTCACAAAATTTGGTGTATAATCATATTATATTAAATAA